ATATTGACTTTAGTTCGGAGTTATAAATGAATAAGTATAAAAAAATAATGTTTGGTGATAAAATAAACGACCGAGCTGTTCTGCGTATTTATGACAATGCCGTTATTCCGTTCGACCCAGCCAACACCGACTACCAAACCTATCTGAAATGGCTGGCCGAAGGTAACGAGCCGCTTCCTGCGGACGAGCCCACTGAGGCAACATCATGAGTGTATCTGTTCACGGCACAAACGGCTTAACCTTCAATGACGGCAGTGTGCAGAAGACCTCTGCGTTGACGGGTTTTCGCAATCGCATCATCAATGGCGACATGCGGATCGACCAAAGGAATGCTGGATCTGCAATTAGCGTAACAACACCAAGTCAAGCCACAACATTTGTTGTAGATAGAATGAATGTATTTGCAAATGGTACTGGGACATTTTCTGCGCAAAGATCGACGACAGCTCCAGACGGATTTACTAACAGCATAGTAATAACAGTAACTACTGCTGATACATCAATTACTACAACGGATCATTACGCAATACGCCAGAGGCTCGAGGGGTATAATATAAGCGACCTATGTCTTGGAACACTGTCTGCAAAACCATTTACTATTTCTTTTTGGGCAAGGTCAAGCATAGTTGGTACATACAGCGTTGGGATTACTAATTTTAATGGAACAGGTACAGATAAAACATATACATCAGATTATACCATAAATACTGCAAATACGTGGGAACAAAAAACTATTAACATTCCTGCAGTAACTTCAGGATCATGGGGAACAGGGGCAAATTGTGGTATGGAGTTATTTTTTTGTTTAGCTGCAGGATCGTCATACACTGGAACTCCAAATGTATGGGCAAGCAGTCCAAACTATTATATCGGATCAATAAATAATACTACAAGTCTAATTGGAACAAACGGAGCCACCTTCTACATCACAGGAGTCCAACTTGAAGCAGGCTCAACCGCCACCGAGTTCGAGCGCAGACCGTATGGGACTGAGTTGGCGTTGTGTCAGAGATATTACTGGACGGGTAATCTACCTATTATGAGAAACTTTACAGGCGGAACTATTGCGGTTTCATCTTCAATAGGATTGCCAGTTACAATGAGGACTACTCCGTCAACCGTTACAATAGGAAGCGGAACTCTTGAGACAGCGTACAGCTCTGCAATATCCGCTTATTCCTCCGGTATTACTTCAGGGCAAGCGTACACTCCAGGCGTAGCAACAGCTTCTGCAGAGTTATAATATGAAAACGTATATTCTTAATAACGACGGTTTATTTGCCCAACTTGTTATTGACGGCGTAAGTACACAAGTATGGCATAATGTGGAGAATAATCAGGAATACCTGCAGTGGCTGTCGGAGGGTAATCAACCCTTACCCGCGGACGGAACAGCACTAAAACCGGCCTCAGAGCAGGGGACGGCCAATCCTTAAAATGTTGTTGATCTGTATATTATTACTGGCAGAATAGTGACAATACACATGACCCCGGCCAACCCTCCCTTTATACAGGAAACCATCGATTTTGTTAAAGTGATGCTTCCTTATTGCCAGGACCCGGAGCAGACCGTCCAGTGGCACATGAACCACATGGCGCTTGTTTTGGATAGGGACACCAACAAGCACAAAGCCGTCCAAGGTGTGACTCTGTTCCGTCGAGTCGAGGATCCTGATCAGGCCCGGAACCGCTGGGTACATAACCCTGAAGGCAAACTCCTTTGGGTGGACTGGACGGTCAGTCTCTTGCATGGCGGTTTGGGTCGTATGATCCGGCCTGTTTTTGAAAATCTTGGAAGACCCACTCACGTTGGTTTTTCGAGGCACAAGCATTTTGACCGCATGTCAATTTACCCGGTCTCGTTCTTTGACCGGTTGGCCAGGATGGGGCTGTAATATGGGTAAGAAAAGTCCTCCGAAACCACCGGAATTACAATCGCCAAAGCTTTCCCAGATAGACCTGGAAAAGCTGGGGCAGTTGATGAACCTCGATCTGAACGATCTTGGTTCCTACCTCAATGCGTACCCGGACTTCATGCAACAACAGAGCGTCCTGGGGGATCTTCAGGGCTTCTCAAACGCGGCCAATAAATCAGCGCAAGATACCCTTGAGGGGGTTGCCCCTGGGGTTATGGACAATCTTAAATCCGCGGCGGATACGGTCTCGGCTCAAATGCGGGGTGAAATCCCCCAGGACGTGGAGGATCAATTGTTTGGAAGCGCGGCCTTTAGGGATTTCTCCTCCGGCGCAGGGTCTTCCAGCCAACGGGCAAGGAATCTTACCGCCCGTGACTTTGGAACCACCACGATGGATCTTAAGAACGCCGGTCTTAATAATTATCAAACTCTTTTAGGCGACGCCAATGCCTTGACCCCGGTCAAGCCCACAGATCTTATGTTCAGCCCGGCGGATGTCCTAGCCCGGCAGGATGCAAATACCGCGATATCCAATCAGGAGGTTGCGTTTAACACGAACCTTACGAATTACACGACCACCTACAACAACGACATTGAGAACCAACAGCGGTACTACAATACCGGCATCAAGAACGAACAGGCTATCTACGACACCAACACGGCGAACACCAACGCCATGAACAAATACAACTACGATTTGATGAAGTATCAGATGAAAGGAAGCAGCGGTCTTGGGAGTCTTATCGGTGGCGGTCTGGGGGCTATTGCGGGTTCTTTCATTGCTCCGGGAATCGGTACAATGGCAGGAGCCAAGATTGGTTCTGGTTTGGGTGGTGGCATTGAAGGTGCAGTCAGTGGTCAGGGTTTTGGCGGGTTGGCCAGCGGTTTGCTCTCTGGGGTGTCAGCCTTGGGTGGTATTGGGGGAGGCGCGGCCGGCTCTTCGAGTGGATTGGGTGGAATGGGGAATCTTTTTGGCGGGATTTTTGGTGGAGGCAATGGAGCGAGCGGAGGAGGCATGGGTGGATCTTCGTCTTTTGGCGCGACCCCTATCCCAAAGGCTGGCGGGCTTGGTGGCGGCGGAGCCGGCAGCTTCAATCCGTTTGCTCCTTCTGCACCTTGGTCAAGAGGTTACGGGCAACCCTCAATATTTGGGAGGTAATTTATGGCCTTAGGATCAGCAAACAAACAGCAGATGGCGCCGTCTCAATTCGTCGGCAGCGGAGTCAATCCCGACGGTTTATTCCGTCCTGGCAACTATAGCGCTCAAAACTTCGACGGGAGTTTATTCCGACCTCAGGAGACCATGCCGTTGGTTCAGTCGCAAATGCAGCAGACCACGAAGGATAATGTAGCTCGTCAGGCTTTACAAGACGGTGAGTCCTGGGGCGTCTTGGAGCGGATGCAGAGTGTTCTTGAAAAGTCGCAGCCAAATCTCGAGCGGATCAAATACAACCGCTCGATAGACATGCAGTCGCTTTTGAATAACGAACTTAACACCATCAACGAGCTTTACTCCCGAGCTTACAAAGGCGACATGAATGCTCAAGAGCAGCTGACAAACTTTACATTCCGAAACGAGATTCTTGAAGGCGCCACACCCGAGCAATTTAATCAACTTAAACAAGCTCGTGACAGGGCACAGGCTTCAGTTTTGAACAGTACGATCCTGGCTTCCTCGCAGGCCGTTAAGAAAGACTTTGCGGTGATGGTTCAAAACCTTACCGCTGAAAATAACCCGGATAGCAAGTACGTGCAGGGTATTATCAGTGCTGCCGTGGTTGCCGCAAATTCACAAAACAGGGCTTTATCTGTTCAAGAACTAGAAGCGATGAGCACAGCTATTAACGGGTATAAAGCTAAGTACCCCAATACCAAAGCCGTCGACAGCAGTATTGTTGATGGCTTTAAGAAATCTATGGCGGGCGCGGACAAGCAGATGCTTAACGAACAGCTGTACGGTGATGGGAGACTTAATGCTATGCAGCTCAGTAAGTTGCAAAGCTCAACAGCGGACCTGCTAAAAGAGATTACTGACCCAGAAGTTCGAAAGCAGCTATTGTTCCAATACGCGCAAACTTTCCAAGCCTCAGGGGGAGATGCTTCAGGTTTATTGCGGTCAGTTATGGATATGAATAAGACCCCCGAGGAAAGAGCCGCTTCTGCTCAGGGTTCCGCGAAGTCAGAGTTATTGAACATTCTTAAGAAATAATATCTTAGACAATGCAACTTCAAGAAATCCTACAGAACGATAAGTTCAAGGGAATGGGCCCTGACGAGCAGGAGCAGGTTCTCAATCTTTACGAGCAGTCCGTACAAGATGAGGCTTTTGCCCCAGGGCAGCTCGACATGTCTAGGTATGTGCAAGCTCAAGAAGAAGTGCGAGCGGCCAAGGCAGCATTGAGTCTCCAGCCCGATCCAAGGTCTACCTTCCAAAGAATGAAGGACGAATTCGTGAACGGCATGGCCTCCTCAATGCAGGCGGCTAAAGCTCTTCGCGCGGTCAACGGTCTTGATACTCCCGAAGAAGCTGCCGCCGAGCTTGCTCAACAAGATAGAGAGCTTCAAGCCCAACCAAAAGCTCGTTCGATGCTTAAGTATCAAAAAGCCGGAGGTAGTGGTTGGGTTGCGCCGATTCTTAATATTTTTACCAACCCAGAAGCTGCGGCTCTTATTGCGGCTCAAGGTTTAGGTTCAAGCGTACCAGGCATGGCCCTGGGTGCTGCGGGTAGCATTGGCGCTAGAGCTGCGGGTGGAGGAAAAGAGGCCGTCCTGCTCTCTACTATGGCAGGTGTTGGTGCTGGATCAGCCTTCGTTGAGGGTGGATCAAAGATCTTGGAAGACTTGCGTGCGCAAGTCGGGGATCTTCAGAACACCGAAGCCGTAGCTGCTGTTCTTCGCGACCCAGCAAAAGTTCAAGAGATGAAGAACCGGGCGCTTGCTAGAGGAGTTACAGTCGGGGCATTTGATGCGGCTTCTGTGGCACTTCCTTCGGAAATGCTTTTCAAGACCGCTAAAGGTTTAAAGGGTTTGGCCGCTCGAGGTATTGGAGATGCGGCTCTACAAGGTATGTTGGGCGCGGCCGGTGAGGTTGCGGGCAGTGCGGCGATTGGAGAGAAGTCCGATCCGGCCGACGCCTGGGCTGAGTTCATTGGTGAAATGGTTCCTGGTATGGTTGAGCTTGGGCTTGGTGGAGCCCGTACTCTTATTCCTCAGACCGAACAAGCGGCGCAGGAAAAATCAAAAACCAACGCCATGTTTCCAAGTCAGACCAGCGCCCCCACGATTAAGACAGAAAGACAAAAGGGTCAGTTTGGGGAGCCGAGATTGCCCGCCGGGGCTGTAGCTAAAGGAGCTCAGAAAGCCGCCAATACTCCTGCTCCGTCGCTTCAACCGCTTAAAGATCGCGATGTTAATGATCTATTGAATGGATCCGATGTGGTTGAGGATGCGACTTTGGAAGAGGTCGGCGGCCCCGCTACAACTGGAACCCCAGAAGAGAATATGCCGAAGCCCAAGAGCAAGGGCGCCTTTACGTATCATGGTAGTGCATTTGGGCCTTTTGCGTCTGTTGCAGAATCTCTGGCAGAACAGCACGGGGTTAAACGTGGTGGTTACAAGGTGGCGACCAACCAGCAAGAAGATGAGGCTAACTTTGAATTTGATACGACAACTAACCCAGACGAAGCGGATCAGAAGAACATCGATGACTCCGACTTTGTGGTTGTTATTGGGAATGACGACACGCTCAAAAATGACGTGGGGCAAGCCCGGTCAAGGAACTACGCACTGGACCAGGGCAAAACCCTTATTGAGGGTCGAAGCGCGGACGTTTTAATCCCAAGAGTTCTGGAACACCTGAAGGCTAACCCGGACAAAACTAACTTTACTATCATAGGACCCCAGGACACGGCGGTTCGAACCACGGGTAAAAACAGGGAAGCCATCATCCGTGAAGCCACGGATACCGCACGCGAACTCTTTCAAACTCTTGGGTCTATCCCAAAGGATCAAGCCTCTCGGGATTTAAATACCGAAGCCGATGCCAGGCGAAAAGCCGCCGGCATGGACTATGCGCGATCGGCTTCCCCCGGAAGCATTATCGCCAGTGCTATTCCGGCCACCAGATACACCTCGCGGCAAGACAGCGCTCAGGAGCTTTTGTCTGCGTTTGACCCTGCCGTAGATCCAGCGGCCAATGATCGGGTTTTGGTGTTCGGCACCGATGTTAACGGCAACCACGACAAAGTTTACGGCCCGATTGCTCAACAGCTTGGGGCTAAAAAGGGGAAGACGGGAGCTAATGGGAGAACGTACGCGCTTCCGATATTTGATCCCAAATACAAAGGGCCGGAGGGCAAGAACAATAGGCAGGGGAAAGGGGAAACCTTCAACCCAAGATCCGCCAAGATTGAGATGCAAAGGTTCTTTGATTATGCAAAAGCCAACCCCGGAAAGGATTTCTGGCTCATGTTTGGGGCATACCCCAATACGTTTTCTGCAAGTCAGGAAAGGGCTGTGTTTGCCGGGACTAATATACCAGCCAACGTAAGATTTCTAAGCAGCACGGCCAACAATATATTCTCTGGTTCTACGGCTCCAAAAAGCAGGGTCAGCGTAAGCCGGGGCAAGAAATCCACGAGGAGTGCTTCAATCCCCAACGTGGATCGTGTGCTGGGTGAAGCCCAAGCTCTTGATCCAAATGATCCAGATAAAGACCTGTCTTTGGCCGACCGTATTCATAATAAAGGAAAGAAAGCTCTTAGGGGTATTATTCTAAGCGAGCGTCAGGCTCGCGAGCTCTTGTCAGCCGCCAATGCCGAAAAAGTCGAGCGCCGCCGGGAGATCGTTGGCACGCCAAAAAAGGGTAAGATATACAATCCGGCCGTTGCTCCTGGTGGGGTTACTAAACTCTCGTCCTTTCCGTTTACCGCTTTTGCAAACTCTAAGAAGGGGACTTTCCTTGTTCGGGTTAACGGGGTGTCCGAGATTGGGACCGAGGTAGATACTCAAACGGCCGCGGAGCTGGCACAGACCAATCCGCAAACCATTGAGGCCAAAAACGCGATTGGCCGGCAGTATCTTGTGGACCTCGACTATTTCTCTCCAGTAACGCCCGAGTATCGGAAAACCATTTCAAAGATTTACGAGCGTGAAACCGAAGCGGTAAAGCAAGCGAAGGCTGGCGGGCAGGTTAATGAGGCTGAGCCAGATAAACTACTCGCTCCGAGAGAAGAGGCCGCGCGGCCGATTGGGGCGCAGGTTAATTCAAGTTATATGAGTCAGGTTTTTAAAGGTGGACCCGCGCTTGCGAACGACTCTGTATCAGGCGTGCCGGTGCCTGCGGAGGACCTGGCCAAGCATATTGAGTCTGTGTTGTTCGACAATAACCCAGAACGTATGCGCACAAAATCAATGCCCGCGCTTAAGACTTTAACACCTCAGCAAGTGGCAACACTTCAGGATGCCTTAAACACCATAAACGCTTATAAACCAGAATCTAAACCAACCCAGACAAGTGTAAGGTTGCTAAAAGAAGCGCTTAACATTGTTAAGGATTACGCTGAAAACGAGAAGATTGCATCGGAAATGTATTTGGCTGTTCGCGACGAAAACACGTACGCGTTGAACCAGCCAGGCACGTACATGAAGATGCTGGCTAAAGCAATTGCCAGGGACCCTCGCGCAGGTTCTTTAGCGAACCTCAATCTTTTCTTGCCTTACATGGAGTCTTCCAAACCTACCAATGAGGCTCAACCCGCCAATATACCAATGCGTTACTCTATGCCGAAAGAGGCGTTGCGCTCCGGTTTACAAAATAACTACCCAAGAGGAACGACCACGCTACAACTCATTCAAGACGGTAAAAGAAGGAGTACTACACGCAGAGCCTTTGCAGGGGTAGGAGATATCATTACTTTTGAAAATGACCCTACAAAATACGTAGTAACTTCTGTTGTAGCTCCCGACCTGCAAACTCCAGAGGGTCGTACCGCTTGGGAAAATCTAGAGGGTTGGTCATTAAAGTATATTGACCGAGACCCAAAATTAAAAAGCCAAGTTTATAACCCGCAATCAGTTCAAACAATATTCGAAATCTACAAACCTAAAGACATTAAGTCAGTTGAACGGAGTTCTGGTTTAAGTGTAAGGCCAGACCAAGTTCAAACCTTTGCGAAAGGGGAACTTACGGGCTCAGTCAACCCAGTTGCGGCTAAGTTTACACCCGCGGATACCACAGGACTTACGGAAGAGGGCAGCCTAGAAAAACAGTTTAAACCCAACTCCCTTTATTTGTACGACAACAAGGGTCAGGTCCTGCGCGTGTTGCCGTTCTCATTTAGAAACCGTTTTATACCCAATGCAGGCGGAGTAAATATCGTGCCGGATACGGATGTTTTACACCCGACCACCTCTCTTAAAGCTTTCGATACTCGTGAGATGTCGGCTCAAAAAGCACTGACCCCGGAAGAACTCCGAGATATGAGCTGGGCCCAGGCTAAGGGTTTGCTTGGTGAAATCCCAAGCACCGACTGGAGAGGTAGGTTTGCGTTGGATGTGTCAGAAAAACTGGCCCGTGGCGAACCCGTAGTTATTGCAGATCAGGACACTATTCAGTTTGTGCGAGCGTACCCTGGCATCTTCACCGGCGTCGTCAGGCACGGCGACAGCATCATGGTCACCGAGATGAAAACAGCCTTCGGAATTGTAACATCCGAAGCTCCTGTAGCTGGATTATCAAAGGACTTTACAAGCGTATTTTACAGGCTCCTTCAGCCGTTCTTTGCGACCCAAGAAAACGAATTTAATAAAGAGATCGAACTAGGCACTAAGGAAGAAATTGCTGGGGGTGGGGTCGGCGTAGTTGGGGATACCGTTCCGGCTTTTAGCCCCACTGGAGAAACTATCCCGTCCGTAAATAAGCAGTTGAGTGAAGGTGAGCGAAGGTTTGAGGAAGGGCTTGCCGACGAATCTATCCCGGAAATAGAAACACAGAAGGGCGCGGGCGAGGTAGACAGAGGAATGGGTGGAGTGGCTTATAATAGGCTTCTTGAACCAGCCGAGGGGGCTAAGGAAGTTAAGTCTGCTAGGTTAAGCATGTTGATCTCGCCAGAAAAAGCTGAGCTGATCCGCAAAGCAGACCCCGAAGGCAAGTACGTTCGGATGATTGTTCTTCCAAGAATTTCCTATATTGCCAGAACGACGGGCAAAGAGATGCCTGTCACGACCAAAGATGGTTACGCAATCGTTACAGGAATTACAGATCCTCGCACGGGTGAGTACATGGGAGATAAAGCTCCGCTTCCACAGCGTCCGACAGATGAAGTAGCTTCCGAAGAAGAGAGTCTCCAAGCCGCTACCGCTGTAGCCGCAGAGCAGGATAAGCTGGGCCAATATATCTTTCTACCAAAGGATATTAGTATTCAGGATCTGGTAAGCACGTATCAGAATATATTAAGTACGATTAAGGATTCTAGCAGTCCTATTCTTGTTTCAAGGGATGTTCTGGAGTTTAACCAACAGCTTCAGGCGCTTCAAAATGTCGTTTCCTTTGATGCTACCGACGACGGATTTTACCTGACCGGGGTTTACGATAACTCTAAAGGTGAGTGGATTGGTCAGTTGCCTTATGGGGCAAGAAGAATGACTACTGGAGAGGTTGCAGCTCTATCGCGTGAACAAGCTATCGATCTTGGCAACAACATTAACGAATGGTTGCGGGAAAAGAGAGCAGCCAGTGTGGATACTCTTTCGTTGGATGACGTAACTTTCTCGGACGACGAAATTAAGAACCGAGTTCTCTTGCTTCAAGCCGTTGCTCAGTCCTACCTAGACGGATTCGGAAAGACGCGTGAGTCGTTAGAGAAGGGGCTCGCGAACATAATGAGCCTAAAGACAAGGGAGAAGCAGAACTATCTATTCCTGGAGAATGTCGAGTCTCGCTTCCAGCAGGCTATTAACGAGGGAGCTTTCGACGCCGATGAACTTCGTCTATTGCCGAGGCTCATTGAAGATGCGGTTAACGTATTTAATAGTGGTGTGGTGTACAGCCCGGTGGACGCCAACGATACGACCAAAGGCTGGAACGCGGGTGTCTCTAGGAAGTTCCCGAACACGTCGGGGCGGCCAAGAGAGCACTTCCTGAGTCGCGTAAAGAAAAGCGGTATCCCGGAGCAAGAGGCAAACAACCTGGTCGACAATCTTAATATCAATCAGACCGAGACTTTTAAGGATAGTGAGTTGATGCGCAGAGTGTTTATTGAAACCCTCTTAATGAGTAAGACTGCTGATGGCGCGAAACTCAACGCCGTGCTCAATAAGATTCTTTCTGAGTACGAAGACATGCGCGAACAGTTTGGCGATGAGTACTTAAACGAGTCTCGTCCTACAAATACGCTTTACGGTTTTGTGACTGCCTTGTCAGTTGAGGGCTATGGTGGCGTTGACGGTCTGGCAAAACGGGTAGTGGGTATTGCCGCTAACATGAAAATAAACGAGGTTTCCTTCGTCTCATTGGAAGGGACAACGGAAAAGGTCGAATCAAATGAAACAGAATCAAAGGCTATCGACGTTGCCTTCTTGCCGGACCAAAGCGGCAACGACTATGACGCCCAAAAAGATTTAGCAGGTGACTCATACGACACGGAGCTAGACAAATATGAAACACTACCAACCAAAGACAAACGCAGGAAAAAGTACGAAGCCTTTATCAATCAGATGGCTGAGTATAGGGAAGGACTTCCTTTCATTAGGCGGGCGGTTCATGACATTGTTATGCGCGAAGGGTTTGGATTTACTGCGGGTTATGTCCCTACTGTGTATCAAGGTGATGAAAAAGCCCAGCAGGGGTTGGTGTTCGGCAAAAGCAACGCCCAGTTGGATATTCTGTTTCCCACCGTCAAACTTAAAGAAGAATCGCAAATTGGTGATGCTGGAAAGGGTAAGGGCTTTCTCAGTGGCAAGCTCCTTAACTCGATATTCGGGGCACTGCCTGGCATTCCGTCCTCTTTCATTGAGCCGGCTGTTCTCGGTCAAATCGCCAAAGAACAATACGAAGGGATTCTTCAGGAGCTTGTACGCAACGACATGCAGGAGTTTGCGGATGCTGAAAAAGTACGTGAGGCGCTTCGGCAATATGAGCAGGAGATTGTTGATGAACAAAACCGGGCGGCTCAGCTGCGGAAGGACATTCGGCAGGCCGGAATTCCTATCGGCAACAAATCAACTCCAGAGACAAGGATAATCAACCTTGCCGCTAACCCAAAGCGAGTGGGGGCATTGCCGAAGACCCTTTTAAACATTCTCGCAAACAGCCCCATGGCGTCGTTAAAGGATGCGTCAGAACTTATCCTTAATCGGCTAAACCAAATCTACAAATTTAATGGCACCACAAGGGAGCAGTTATTCGAGCAACTGCTGGACCCGGTAGGTAAGTTTGACGGAACGCTAAGCCCGGATGAGCTTATCAGCCCTGAAAACGACAGGGCTCGTGTTCGCGATATTTTGTTTAATGTTCTCCTGCCGGCTTTTGAAAACCGGAGCTCCTTCGACCCTGCCTACGTCCTTAACGAGATGCGCAAGGTCAACGACCCTTACCGCAAGCAGGCCAACATCTCCAGGGTAAGGAAGATTGAGGCGGATGTATCAGGAGCCTCCAAGTACGCGACAGAAGAAGGGTTTGCCGATGCGGGTGTAAGTTTTGATTCTAACCTTCTTAATCTCCAGGACCAGAGGCAGGAGAAGGCAATGGAGTATTTGCGGTCCTCGGCCCGACGCAAGGGGTTGAAGAACGTGAACTTTCAGTCGAACACCACGGAGAACTACCCGGTGTTTACGGTTCGCGGTTCCGACAATCCTATGGACCCGGTAAATTCGACTATTTTCGTTAACCCTGAGCTTCTGGCAGAAAAACTTTTCCAGCAGAAAGACATTAACTTCCTTGACCCCGTAGCTCGAAACACGTACGACAAACTGACCGAGCAGTTGATGGACCAGCTGATTGCGCACGAAGTGGCGCATCTTTCATACTTCGAGCAACTCCGTAAAGAATACAGGGCTCAGTTCCCCAACGGCGGCGTATCTTGGGAGTCTTACTACAACGGCCGCGTCCGCGAAGCGGCAAACTTCTTGCGATCAGAAGATAATGGACTCAAGGTCAAACTACCTGGGCAAAAGGCGGTTTCAGTTACGGAAGCTCTTGGCGAACTTTACCCGGAAACCAAGCAAAGCGATGAAGTCCTGGTGGCTGAGTTCTTGCGGCTACTTCTGGAGTTGGACAAGAGCAGGGGAGCTAAAATATTTACCGAAGGCTTGGAGCTTCAAAGAAGCCTTCAGGTGCAGGACCGGGTATCGAGCCTAATCCGTGGGCAATCCCGTCAGCAAATTATGGCGATGGATAACTTCGCCAGGGCGCAAAGAAAATCATTCCTCGGTTGGTTGCGGACGGTGCTTGATTCGGTCTTTAATCTCTTTAGCGCCCTTAAAGCTTCATCCGACCCGAGAGCCAGAAGTCTTTACGAGACGTACAACAAAGTCAGCGAGCTTTATGAACGCTACTACTCTGATTACGTAGCTCCCCCGACGGTTAACGAGCCGAGTATTGAGGCCGAGGGACTGGCTTCCGTTGGGGAAGCGTTAAACCGGGAAAAACCTATCGGGGCGCAAAGACAAGAAGCGGCCGCATCCAGGCGGGCGGAGTTATTTGAAAACGAGGGCGGTGTTCCCACGTACGAAGAAAAAACCAGAGCAGGAGAGATCGCTTACTTAAAGAACCTGGGTGCTATTGATAGCATCGAAAGCATCCTAAATGAGTTGAGCGCAGACAAAGTCGCTGTATGGCTTTCTTCAGCCGCCGTAGACCCGGACAAAACATCGTTGGTGGATATCGGTGATCAGAGTTATAATCTTAATCAAACTCAAATCGTCACCTTAGCCAGCATTGCTATCGGTCGGTTTACGGAGACTGGACAGCTTCACAAGGCAACAACCCTTTTAAAACAGGTAAGTCGTCTGGGTCGGGGTATGGGCCAAACAATTTCAATTGGGTATAGGCTTCTTAAAGAATTTCTGATGCGCACACCATCCGGGATGGTGAGTGAATATGTCTCTCGACTTGCGGAAACAAGAGCCGAGTTAAAGAACAAGGTAGGCGAGCAGCTGGATTCGCTCGGGGAAGAGGTTAGGCAGGCTCAAGGCGAAGCATTGGGACTTACTCTGAATGATGCTGGTGTTCAGGCGCTGATCCAGCAGATCAACACACTATACGGAGCAGCATTGGCACAGGCCAATCAGGAAGATCTAGCCACTATCATCCGAAATCATTACGCCGAGTTCAGCGGAGAAAACCTTGTCAGCGTGTTGGCCAAACTTCTGCCGGAATATGAGAACAAGCCCCTGCTATTTGAGTTGGCTGACATGGTTCAAAAGAACATGCAGACCCAACTCGGCAAGGCTTTGAGTCTACGTGGCCGCACGCTCCGCAGGAATATTGTAAACCGTAAAGGCATGAATAACGCTGAGCTTCGGGCCGAGCGTATTGAGCAACTGATCGGGGAAATGCATGAAGTGGTGAAGCCTCCAATCTCCAAGTCAGGTAACACCATCGAGGATGCTATCTCAGGCGACGCCAGAAAGATCCTTGAGCTGGCTGCCTTGGGGGCAATCAATGATGACGTCGTGCTCTCAACCATTGAAAGCCTGGGCAAGTTCCCTTCGTTCGATGTAAACACGGCTGAAACTCTTCGCAAGATGATGGTTGATGCTTCAAGGACACCTTACGGTTTCCAAAGAGATAGGAAGTTCCATGATGCCCTTAGACTTCTTCATAACTCCACAAAGTCGGGTGCGCTTCCTCAAGTTTCCGCTTACTGGTACATGTCCATGTTGTCCGGTCCGGCAACCTTCTGGATGAACTTTGTGTCAACCGCATTTAAGGCAATCGCTGACATCGCGACATACTCAATGGCCGCGGCCGCTACCCGAGGAAACCCGGCGCTGGCAATCAAATACATGACACTCGGGTATAAAACATTCTTAGCTTCGATGCACACCATCGCTTTAGCTGAGGCCAAGGGCATCCTTCTTCATGGGGACATTAACCCCAGGACAAACGGAAAGTACGTGGACGAGGCAAGCATCAATGCCCTTGAGTCTATGGGAACCGATACCTTGATGAAGAAGGTACTGTCCAAGGGTAAATATATTTTCAGGATTATGTCTGCTTCAGACGCATTGTTCGGCCGCTCTGCGATGGAAGGATTTGCCGCTATTCAAGCTCAGATCCAAGCGATCGAGAATGTGGAAGGTGGAGTAACCGATCTATCGGTCGAGGAAGAGACCGCAAGACTACTCAATCAGACGGATTCGTTCGTAGAGCAGGCCACAAAGCAAGCTATCGGCGAAAAGTTGACTCCTGGTACGGCGGATTTCACGAAGCGGGTGTATGAACTCCGCGACTTGGCGATCCAGGCTGACCCGGAGAGAGCTACGATCATGCGCAGGGCTGAAGACCTGTCGCTGTATGCGACGTACAACAATAAACCCTACGGGTTACTTGGGCACATCGCCGAAGGCATTGGCACGTTGTCCAGGGAGCATCCAATCCTTGTTCCGTTGTTTGTGCCTTTCACAAAGATCGTTTCAAACGTGACCAACGAAAGTATCAACTACACTCCAATCGGCGCATACAGGGCCTTTAAAGCTTGGGGTGAAGCTGGAACTAAAAAGACCAGCGGGTTGGCTAAGACGGTTGAACAAATGGAACAGATTAAAAAGATAGAGCAGGGCAGTTTGTACGCCATTCAATCAGTTATTGGAACAAGCGCGATGTTGGTTCTGGCTGGTCTAGTTGGAATGTTAAAAGATAAGGACGATGACGGTCAGGATGATGGGTTTACTATCACCGGTGGGGGGCCTTCCGATCCGGCGGCAAGAAAACAGGCGCGAGAAGGCGGGTATGTTCCTTACTCGTTCTCTTTCGGGGGCAACAGCATCAAGCTCAGCTACCTTTCCACTCCGCTAGCTATTCCTTTGTCGATTGTCGGAACGTGGTTCGATCAATCCAACTACCCAAGAGGTCGCGAGAAAGACATGACCGAGAAGCTGACCTCGGCCGCCCTCGCCGTCGCGCAGGTACCTTTCAACCAATCATTCCTTCAAGGGTTGTCCAACTTGTTTAAGATGTTGGACGGAACGTCTGAGGGTCAGGACGTTTCTGCATTGCAGAACTTCTTCTCCGGTGCGGTGGGCAACGCTGTTCCCAACGTTATCAAACAAGCCGACCAGATCTTCGAACCCACCCCGCAACAGCAGACGAGCTTTGTTGGAAAGTGGCTCTTTAATAAAGTGCCTATCCTTAAAAGCATGACCGGGACACCTCAACTCAACGTGCTGGGTGAGGTTGTTAACGCCCCGGCTGGACCCGAGCGTATGCTATTCCTTCAAAGGTTTATTAACACCTCTGAGGCCGATCCCTTGTTTAAACTCTTCATGGCCAAGAACGCCTTTATCCCGGACGCAAGACGAGGAACCAAGGTGGGTAATTACCAGCTAAACGATGAGCAGTTCTATAAATTTAGGGAGATGAGGGGAAAGATTATTGCCCAGGTTGTGCGACGCCCGTCTTTCTTTGCGATGGCCAAAAGAATGAGTTCGGAGCAGTTGGACAACTATCTACAGAAGCTTGGCCAGCAAGCGTCAGAGACCGCCAAGAAACAAATTACACCCGAACTAATCAGACAAGGCGTAAAGCTGTAGGATTATTGACCAAAAAACGTAAGTAATTAGAATATAAACATATGGCTACAAGACAAGAACAGATCGACTTCATCAGAGCAGCAGTTGTCCCCGCCGAACGCGTAGCCGCAAGATTAGGTGTCCCAAGTAATGCGGTCATAGCGCAGTGGGCTATGGAATCTGGTTGGGGAACAAGCAAGCTTGCGAAGGCAGCAAATAATTTCGGCGGAATTAAAGAGTGGAAGGGTGGGCCGTCCGTGCGGATGCCGACTAAAGAGACCGTCAACGGCAGGGTGATTAATACTGAGGCCGACTTCAAAAAGTTTAATGACTTCAACCAGTACGCGGATGAGTACACCAAGTTTTTATCTACAGATAGGTACAAGAATGTTCGCGGGCAAGCAGACCCTATGGGCTTTGCCAATGCCTTGGCCACTTCTGGGTACGCCACAACCAATCCCCGCGAGTATTCAAACTCTATCATGGGTGCAATGAAGAGTGTGGACCGGTTGCTCCCCGAGATTAAGTCATCAATGCCCGCAGCTAATCAGGCCACCAGTCAGCCCGTAGATGTGCAACCTGAGTTCTCTTTAAAAAAAGAATCGGCTCAAATGAGTAAGCCAATGAGTTCAAATGCCAATGGTGGTATGTCTCCTTTTAGTGAGAACCTCATGTCTTCGACTAGCCCGAGTCGAGGCGCCTTGATGGGGAAGGGTATGGAGGGCGGTGCAGTGGCCGGCAATGGTATGGACATTATAGGTGGCTTGGCGGGATTGCTGTCCAGTTTTGCAGGGGCAGGGGATTCGGCTGGGTCAAACGCAACCAACATGATGCTTGATGATTACGCCAACAGTTTAAATAAGCCGACTTTCGGCTACGAACAACCAGTAAGATACACGTTCCCGGGGTTCTTTAACGGGTAGTCATGGCCGGTAAAAAAAGAAAACCAAGACAGATTGCCCGTGAAGAGCATCCAGAAACTGACTGGCTTTTTTCTAAGCACCCAGGCAGTCGTATGCCTTGGGCCTTTAAAGATAAAGACGATGATGGTGATGATGATCAATGGGAAAAGGAGCAAAAACAAAAATGATTTCCAAATATAAGAAGCTGGTTAACAAGCTGGACAAGCAAGGGGCGCAGGATCCGAGAGCCTTGGCCGCTTGGATTGGGCGCAAGAAGTACGGCAAAAAAGAGTTTCAAGCAAGAGCTCGACGCGGGCTAGGCAAGCGATAATATTGACTAATAGTTGACAGTAGCTAAAAAGGAGTAATACATATGGCGACAATGACCGCAAGCGACAAGCAGGTAGCAAAGATAAGAGAGTGGCTTAAAACGCAGCCCCTTGAAAAACAAACTCGCTTGGGGGATATGCTTGAAAAGGGTTTACTAAAGGAAGTTAAAGCAGAGCTTCCCGCTGGGTGGGCAAGCAAACAAAAGCCAACACAAAGCGTTCCGCAGGCTGAAGCTTCCGCTGGAACTACAACCCCTAAAGCCAAGGGCGCCAAGTTAAAGTCCGTAGCCACTAACCCTGCGGCCAAAGCTACAAAGGACGCGGTTGCGGCTGAAGCGACTGCGGTTGGCAAAGCGGCAGCGGATACAGCCGGTAAGGCGGCGGCCGGTGCGGCTAAAGAAGCGGGACCTTTTGGAAAATATGTGCAGGGCCTGGGGCAAGAATTTAAAAATCTTAAGGAGGCAACAGGTAAGGGTTTAGGAAAAGCCTCGGGTTCTAAGATAGGTAAGGCGGTGTTAAATAATAAAATGGCGACTGCGTATGCTGCTTTTCCAGCTGTCAGTAGAGCATGGGAGATGAAGTCAGATATGGATAAGGGACAGTCTTTCACGGAGGCCCTGGATAAACCTGAGTCAAATAAGAGGCTGGCTCGTCAGGCAGTAAACACCGCGTTGGTTGGTATCGGTTCAAAAGTTGGTGCGGCGTTAGGAGGCAGAGTGGGGGCGCCGGGGATTGGGGCTTTTGCTGGTGGCACTTTACTACCAATGGTTGGTGACAAAGCTATGGACGCTATGAGTATCTTAAAGTCTGAAGAGCCTACGGCAGTAGCTAACGCAAAGTCAGCGGGGCCGGAGCAGCCCACAAAGAACGTGCCTTCTATCGGGATTGAAGAAGCTAGCAACTGGCTTAAAGAAAAAGGTATGGACGCTACCGAGGGTAACTTCCAAAAGGCTTTTGAAGAGCTGAGCAGGAGACAGCAGGAGCAAATCAATAAGACGCCTGAGCCCAAACCTTCCGCAGATACTTACAAACCTTCCGTCAAGGAATCCGTAGCGATGGCAGAGCAAGCAGTCAAAGCACCCATTGGGATTCAAGACAAAGCCCTGGAGCCAGACATTATGTCATTCCTGAGCAACCCCGACACACAAGGGATGATTGCAGAGCTGGCTGCCAAGCAAGCCAATCGAGTTCAGTCTGCCGGTAATATTCCCGACTTTAAACCGCTTAAAAAAAATGAAGATGACGAGGACGGCACAAGCCCCTCATCTACCACAACGGCGAACGTCCGACCCCCTCCACGTTTCTTTGTGAACACGGGAAGATTTGGCACCATGGCAGGTGGGGGATCGAGACGCTCGCCGTCTGGCAGGCTTTTCTAGAACACTTTACAGGGTGGTTCTGGAGGATCGTCAGCCCTGACCATCGGGCTTGGACCCTTGAAGGCATCGTACAGCTCCTTTAACTGCTGGCCTTGACCTTTATATCTTGAAGGAATATCGATCAGACACTTCTTACTAAGAAGGTTCTTGTTGATATCTTTGTTAAGCTCGGCGTCATAGCCAAGCATACGTTGGTAGTATGCGTTGACTTCCTCCGGGCCAAGGATCTCCTGGATCCTTTCGTCTTGGAATGCAGCAAGCAACGATGACTCATGAACACGCATGTATTCAAACATGGCGGTACAATAAACGCAGACACCGTTGGGGGTATCTGAACAGTTCTTATGGCCAAACTCACAATCATGAGGCAGTACATGATTGCAGTGCTTTTGGTAATACTCACTGCATTCATCCCAGGTCATCCAATACGTTTTGCTTTTCTTGGCTAATTGCTTGGAGTTCTTAAGCTCAATTTGCGTCTGGGCATGAGCCCAGTTGGCAAGATCTACGCCGAGTTTAATGTCTCCTTGTTCATAATGTTTATAGTCTTTATCTGCTCTCCATAATAATCGCTTGTTGGTCATTCCAATGTCTTACTCCAATATCGTGTGGACTTAAAGCCTTGAAGCTTGTTCCACCATATCTCTCTGGCAATGAACGGTTTAACGTCATAGTCAGAAGCGAGTCTAGTCCAATGGTTCTCCATTTTTGTGTACTCCGTTTTGTTTACTTGCCGTCCTTTTAATGCATGAATTCCACGCAAGATTAATCGATCCAAGCAGACGACCATGCAGCTAGGATTCAACATGCCAATGGCAAAGCTGGCTTTAGCCAGCCCTAAACCAGGGACAGTCTCAGCAATGCGATTGCGGTATTCGGTACAGCTTTCGTTGGATTGACGCACAAAGCTGTGATACTTGTGCATAAACAACTGCGTGAAACGCTGGATGTCTCTGGCTTTGCTCCGCCATAAACCAGTGCGTGCGTTGTACAGTCTACGTTCCAACTCGGCTGTATTGTCGATCCAATCATTGTGGTTACCGACAGCTTCCATGCACTTGACGTTGTCTTCCCAGCCCATGTTGGCTGCAAAGATACTGAACATCCAGAACTTGAACTCCCGCATCTTATTTCCTCTGGGATTAATTGCATCCCAGTAGCGGGTGTAGCTGTCGATGTCGGATTGTTTAAGGTTGTAGTAGAGATCCCTAATGGCGGCTGTCATGTAAGCTGCAGTTCCCGTGTCTTACCCATCTGCCAGGGGTGGTAGGAAACATTAGCTTTCTCCTCCTGGTACTTGAGTAGATCCTCGTTAACTGCGTCCAATTCTGTGTAGCCACGTATCGTGTCTTGGCGTATGCCTTCTTCAAGGCTAAGCCATGTATCGTCGATTGAGAGCCAAAGGTTGCGGTTATTCTTAATGGCGTATGTCGTCATAGGGTTTTCCTTCATGTAATAATTGCGCGGTTGTCTTGTATGCTGATGCTATGGGCATCGCCCCAGACAACGGCACGGGGTTGTGATTTTCGTTTGCGATCGTGTGTCGGCACACGGCAGTCGAAACCTGCGATGGGAACGCAACGACCCTGGTAGTGAATAGTCCACCAGACGTCCTTGCGTTGTACCGATAAGGGTTTGTTGAAGTGGTAAAAGAATCTCATTCGCGTCCGCTCATTAATCTCCAGATAAGCAAGTCGGCTTGAGCCGGCGTGCAGTTGGGGAAGTGTGACGGGTAAAGCGTGAGCCAAATGCGTTCATACTTTTCGTACACTTCTTTGTCTGTTGGGGATGCCTCAGGCACATCTTCTACGCCGACACTCTTCATCCATTTGAGGATGTGGGTGTCGAGCACAGCGACCCTAACCAAGGGTCTGGTATGTAGGATGAAGAACCTGGCTGTCTTGGGGCCTACACCGTAGACCTCGTCCAGTTCATCCGTTGTTGCGTGTCGTAAGTTCAGGCTGCATGACTCCATTAAAGCTTGGGAGATCCGCTCATACTGTCCGCTTTTGGCGGAGAGCAGGGCGTTGCGCAGGGCAATAGGACCAAGCTGTCGTATGTACTCAAAGGGTTTCTGCGTGGTGAATCGGTTTAGTAGCTCCGATACTTTCTTTGCTGCCGTGTCGGCATTCTTGCCGGCGGTCAGTACGCAGAAGATCCAGAAGGCTTGAAGGTTGGCGTCGTCTCTTTGGTAGTCCGTAACATTGACAGGGTTAATGGGTTGTATCATGTATCCTTTCTTAATGTTTGATGTAGCTGACGCTGGGTGTGGATTTGTCCCAGCAAATGCGGCAGTCCAAGCACTTGTTGTTCTGCTGTTTGGCTGGGCAGGTAGCGTTGCTAGTTACGGTTGAAGCTGTCTGTACGCCGAGGCGTTGGGCCAAGGCTTGAGGCAGGGGACCGTCAATGATGTAAGCGGACAGCCTGATGCACAGGTTGTCAGGGATAACCCCTCCACCCTGGACATAATCCTGTACGATCTTGTATTCCTTTGTAGGTAGGTAGTGCTTTACCTTGGGTGTCTTGACGCAAACCTGACAGATTTTTGTCAGTAATTGTACCGACTGAAGGTCGCCCGAATCAAACCAACGGAAGGCGTCTCCGCCTTTGTTCTTTGATTTGGCGTTGATCATAAACGCCATGAGGTCGACCCAATCATCGCGGTTGGATGCAAGCTGACGCTTAGCGTGAGCCTGCACCACATTCTGCATGACGTAATGATTGCGTAGGGCGTAGCACTCAGCGCATATGCTATCGACTACTTCTCTTAGCTTGCTGCCGATGTTGCAGTTGAGTGCGGAGATACCCCAGCCCCAGCCGGGCATCTTACTTGGGTTGGACAGAGCCCCGATCATGGACTCAGCCATAGCTAATGTCATGGTGTTGTTTCTTTCGGTTACAGTACAAGTAAGTACCGTTTCATTACTTTGAAGTTGTCTTCAGATATTCTCTGATGTGACCCGGGGTAAGTTATAACTTCACCGTTATGCCAGAAGCCGCCGTCTTCTTCGGTTCTCGATGAGTCTTCGCCGTACCAATCTCGAGCGACTTTCTTGGTATATTCTTCTGGGTTGCCTGTGGTCTTGAATAAATACTTCTGGTTGTATTCATACTCGCCGTTGTGTTCTTCAACTTCCCCAAAGTAATAATGCATCTTAGGTTTCTTCATAGTGTTGCTCCTGTCTTATGGTCGCTGACCATACTGTTGAGTAAGCCAATCACCTTGGCTTCGAAGTTGTCGATGAACTCGCCGCTGACCCGTGAAGGCGCAGCCTTCAGCGGGGCGATGCCCATCTCCAACCTAGTCTTGTTGCGCTCCTTGAACTTGGCTGACGCCAGGTCAAGGGCACTGCGTTTAACTGCTGCTTTGTTGAGCAGGCTCATGCCCAACGATCCGACTGGAGCTGTTGCTCCCGTTCAATTATGTTGTTGTCTTTTTGCAGCTTAAGGATTTCTTCCTTAAGCTTTTGATTCTCTAGCCTGAGCATCTGACATTTAAGATCGTGGTATTCACGAGAGTTTTCAGCTGCAGCTTGAGACGTCATCCTTGCTTGCCACTGTCCGTATGTAACTCCACTCATGTGTCCTCCTTATGGTTTTCAGGGGCGGTCGAATAGGGGCGACCGCCCCTTACTGGCCATCATCAGTCAGTAATTAGACCTGATGTGTGAACTTGTATTCGTAACGATTAGGGTTGAGGACTGATGTGCTGTGCGCACCCGACTCATCCTCTTCACCCCAGCCGTCATCGGTGTTGTAGTAGGCGTTGTCGCCATACCCAGTGTTGTTGGAGCTGTAGGTCTGACGCATGGAGCCGGCGTAGTCCGACGTCACTTCATACTCACAGACCCGCATCTTTTGGCACTCGCAGTCGAGTGGCACAGACACCACGTCACGAGGGTTAACCTTAACGATGACGGTACGCTGACCAAAGCTGGTCGCATACTCCTCGCTACCCACGTGTAACCCGGTGTGACAACCCAGGTCAGGATCGTCCGAGATCCTGGAGCGGGGCATGGTAATGCGCCGTCCGGGATGGTTGTCGATCGTGCCAGAGTGGCAGTCCAGGTAGTTATCTCTGACCCCCTTGTATGCAAGGAAGCAGCCATCATCTGTGATGGGCAGACTCTTGTGCTCAAGGAAGCGGTACAACTGAGACCGGCTACGACTGCTGGGGTTCTGCATAAGGTTCTCTAAGAACTTTATGTAGGGTTCATGCGGGAGACCTTCCTGCATAAAGCTGAGCAGACGCTCTACCAACGTGCCTTGTACTGGCTCGTTGTCGTAGAACACCTGGCCGTTACGCACTTCCACCTTACCGTTGGTGTAGTGAACAACGCTCTTAGTGACGTCCATCAAGTCAACGATTTCCGTTTCAGGAAGCTTGTTCTTGATGCCGTCCACCACCAATCGGAAGTTTGGGTGTTCCTTTCGAAGGGTGTAGGACTTGTTGTTGATGACCGCAGTCAGGTCGTTTTCGGTTATGATTATGTTCATGCTACCTCTCTTTCTTTGTTGGGAAGCTGAGCCTGATTCTTCTGAACCAGGGGTTGCTTCAAAGTTATGTATTCATTCAAAGCTGCGACTCCTTTAGATTTGAACGTTTCGTTCAGAACATTGGAGTTGTAATTGAAGTAACGCAGCAGTGGGTAATGTCTGAGTAACAAACGCATCTTGTCGAAGACTGCTGGCTCATACCCCACAACCTTTGACCAATCAAAGTCGAGGGTATACGCCATGCTCAACCAACTGTCGTAGGTTGCGCGTTCATCGCTTAACGCTTGGAACTCGCGGTTAATATCCAAGAGAACTTCATCAAGTCCTTTTGTGCCTTGAACAAACGAGGTCACTCGTTTAAGCATTTCTTTCAGATAAGACAGATTGCCGTGTTGTTTCTCCGTCATGTTCTTTGGTCGACTGGACCAATGAAGTCCTTTGCTTGCCATCGAGTAAACCATGATCGGGTAGACCTTGGCCTTCAATGCTTCGTCAGCATCAAGCTTGGCGCAGGCTAAGTCGAAAGCTTCGGTGATATGCAACCACTTGGAGTCTTTAACCTTATCCAGTTCGCTAGTCTTGATACCGTGGATGTAATCAAACTTCATACCTACTGAGGCCAATGCTTCCCTGGCGGTGTTGAGACACATACCAAAGTGCGCACCCTTCAGGGTGGTCGCGTGGAAGTTATCCAACACGACATAGATCTCTTGTACGTCTAAGTCGTAGTCTTTGGTTATGCTCCACAAGTCTGAACGTTTATCTGCATCCGAGTTATTGCCATCGAACACAAACACGTTGCCCTTGCAGTGCTTCTTACTCTTGACGCCAGCAGCTGTGTTGCCATCGCCGGAGCTGTCCCTTTCAGGTAGCGGCAAGGTATCGGCTTCAATGAACGGTAGGCTCATCAATCCCGGGTACTTGGCCATGACCTTGGCTTTGGCTGCGTCGCTAAGACCCAGCACATAAACGTGGTCAAACTCCTTGTTATCGTTGAGGTACTTTTTAATCCTTGCATTGGGCGAGGACATGCGAGTGCCCGTGGTTACAAAGGCAGCACGCTTGGACGGGATGATCTCCCGTTCGTCTTGGAACTGTAGGTTTTTAGTACCCCAATTCTTCAACCAGAACACACGACTGCTCAAACCTAGCGACTTGTAGTACTCAACCGTGGTGTTCTGGTAGTTAGCCGGCTCAGGTGGGAATGCTTTGTCCAGCGCATAGGTGTTATGCAGAAGGGGTTTACCCTGCCACGTCCACTTCTTGTCCAGCTTCTCAGCCAACATGCTGCTGAACTTTTCCACATGATTACTGTGATATCCACCGCCTCGGTACGACTTGCGGGTCAGCTCGTTGATCTTGATGATGGCCAAGTGTTCGGAGGGAAGGTCGTTAACTTCCTTCAAGATACCTTTTGCCATCCCGTCAGCCGCAGCTTTCAGCTCACCAAACAAAGCCGATACGGTTTTGGTGGTGTACTTAAGCGTCTCACGACTAGGCGCAAGATCCAGTTCGCCAACAGCAAAGTTAATCAACACGCCAGCTTCGAGCAGACTCTTGAGAATCTCGCTGAAGTTGGAGGGAAGATGCTGACTGTTGACGGGGTAGATCAGCCTACCCATGCGAACAAACGAAGCGTTGCCGTCACCGAAGTAAGTGAACTTATCCGTCTTATGGATAACACTGCGTGTTTCGAAGTTCATGTCATCGCTCAGCTCTTCCTTGAACTGTGCGTCGGTCAGGTTGGTGAAGGTAGGTCGGACAGGAAACATTGAGCCAATCTTTACTGCACGTGCAGTAAAGGTACCGATGTCATCCTTCTTGATGGGGATACGGATGGTTACACCCGTGCCGGTGACTGCGGTCTTATCAAGTACAGCAGCCTTACCCATACCTGTTTCGTCCAAAAAGAACGAGTAGGTTGTCTTTGTCCCGTCGTGCTTGGACTCGACGATGATGCTGTCGGCATAGGACCGCCAGCACTTACCGCCTAGACCAAAGCCACCCTCGTATGCATTGCTTGTCTCTTTCTCGTCGCCGCTTGCACCGTATGTGGTGAACAGCTCAAAGATCTTATCTTGCGATAAGCCAGGACCCTTGTCCTCGATGGCAAGCTCAGGCTTTAGTACCGTGGGTAACGTAACCCGGATCGGTTGCTTGTGACCAGCAAGCTGGTGCGCTTCATCTGCATTGGTCATGTACTCACGGCAGATGGCTAGGATTGGGTCCGTGTACAACGAACCGAGAGCCTCGAATAGTTTAGGGTTGATGCGGATACTGAATTGTTTTTCTACAAACTGTGCTGACTGGAATGGTGTCTGTCTTGAGTTTGTTATGATCATATTTTCATCAGTAGTAGTAAGAGTAAGAAACCAACCACCGATAGGATGGCTAGAATCTTACCGAGTTTGTTGCTTACGGTTGCCATAAAGGGAGGGGAGGCAGTCACGAATTGTGACCACCTCCCCATCCAATCAGTTGGCCCCAGCGAATACGGGTTCGCTGAAGTTTGTGTACGAATCCAGGATGTCGTTGCTTAGCGTGGTCAGATGCGGAGCATCGAACACGACGGCTGACTTCAAGGATTCGGTGATGGCGTTGTGGAAGGACCAGACACTGCGTGCTTTGAACGCATTGTAGGTAGGCTCGACCCACTCGGAGTGAGCACGCTTCAACTGCCGGTCACCAAGGATACCTTGACGCCAGTGTTCCATGAGCAAGTGGTCAGCGTCCTTGGTCTCCAAGGGCACCGACTTGTAGGTGTCGATACGCATGCGGTTACCCAGGAACTTGGGTACTGCATCGTGCATAGCTTTGGCTATGCCACCGGGCAGGTCAGCTAGAATGTTGGCCGTGTGCTTACGGGCCAGCACCCGCATAGCAAAGACCATTCCGTTGGTGCACCACTTGATCTCGTCCGCCATGTACATGCGGGCTGAGCAAGACTTGTCCCAGCTATTGAACCAACCGATCTGCGCCTTGGTCTCTGTCGCGTCCAGGCGTGAGTCGATGAGGTTGTAAGTACCGATTGCCATCTCGCCATTGGGTGCGAGCTGGAACTTAGCCGGTACCACAGTCAGTCCGGCAGCCTCGGATGCTTGCAGGAACATCTTGTGCAGGTTGCCGTGCGCTACGGGATGGAAGGTTTCGGTTGATGGGGGCAGGGGATGTACGTCGAGTGCTTCGACGGACACGGGTGCAGTTGCTTTGAGTTTAGCCATGATGAGTATCTCCTTTAGCTAGTTGCTTCCGCTAGTTGTAGTGCCAGCCGTCCAACAAGGACGGTGGATCGGAACGAGACGCTGATGGAATCTTTCTGACAGGATTCAACCAACGCGTTGGCATCCTCGATGCCACGCTCCTGAAGTTTCTCGATCAACGTGGGTAGATCGAACCGGTTAACACGCCTTTCAGAGGCAGTGATCTGATAATGTGACCCTGCCCAGTGCGTGTTACCGTTATCGGACGAAGGTATGAAGACCCGTTTGACGAGATCATCGCGTACCTTCTTTGCTTTGTTGAGCTGATCAGATGCCTTGCCGAACAAGTCAACCTGGTCAGGTGTCGCTGTGACGACGTAAGCCATGTGTGTATCCTCCGTTTTAGTTTATTGATTTGTCGATCGCGGTTCATGGAACCGTACCGATTAGCCGTTACTCGCGGCCTGGATCCTCGACTCAATGAACTCCATTGTGTCGGTGATCTTTTGAAGTTCTCCGTCGCTGGGACAACTACCGTTGAAGTGGAATTGACGATTAACTGGTTCGCCTATTGTGCTAATCATCAATCGGCTTCTTGTTTTGTAGGTACCCCAATTGTTTGTGTGTGTCCGTGTACCTTGGTTGAAGTACACCGTGTAGATCATGTCCGGCTTGCCGGTATTGCGGTTAGCGCGGACGGTTGCCTTGTCATCAGGGAACTGATCCGTTGAAGTTTTGGCAATCTTCTCCCAACCACAGGCACGACTAAGCCATTGGCTTTCCGTGCAGATAGCCCAAAGGTTTTTACCTGTAGGTGTATCGCTCGGGGTAGGTAGAAGCTGGTCAATACCTACATCCATCTCATCCAACGTATCGAGCACGGCTGATTTCATTTGTTTTTGCCTCCTTTCAAGGCGTCGAGGGCTGTTTCAAGGATCTTGTTCAGCGTCTCAACGTGGTCTTTCTTGGGGTTGTCGCACCAGTCTTCGACTAGTTTGATGATGCGTTTGAGTGCAACCTTCATCGCTGCCCCCTAAGCAGAAGCCACGCCATCCAGAAGATGAACATGGAGAACAAGGGGAAGACCCATCGAAGTATTGTTTCGGTTAAAGCCAGGTTCATTTGGCCTCCTTGCGTTGTAGTTGTTCAATGATGTGTTTGTAGAAAAGGGAGGGGGACTCGTCACCCTTGGCAGGTGTCGTGTCCGTCTTCTCACTTATCGTTTCAAGTCGGGCCTTGATGTTGTTCAAGGTTTTGACATTCATTTTATTTATTTTCATTGGCTTTGGCTTTCTTGGTTGGGATCAAGTGCTTGCTAAGCACAAGGAACCGATAGATTTGGTTGTACTTAATGTTGAATAAACGACTGATCTCTCTGACTTTATAGCCCTCCTTGTATGCGTGAATGATCGCGCGAGACATGGCAGGACTAAACCAACCAGGAATGGTATAAGTTGCTGACATATAACAGTCAGTAATTTACCAACCTAAACCGTGGCTGTAATGTCCATGAAACAGTCCGTTGAGTAACTCATGGTCACCCCACGTACTGAACTTGTTCTCTAAGTGCGACCCTTTGTAGTCCCAGATAGCGAACATCTTGCGTTCTCCATCCGAGTAATTGAATCGTCCAAGCCAAGAGTGAACCACCTTGTCTGGATCATCAGAGAAGTTGGGCTCGAAGCCAAGGATCGCGGTTATCTCGTCGGCTGTAATGTTGCGTAACTCCCCGGTCTTGTGTGTACCAGGGTTGTCATCGCAAGGTTCAATCCTGTTGATGGGTTCTTTGGTTAGGTTGATCATCGTGGTCTTTTGTTCCTTTTGTATTGGGTGATTTCCTCGGTCAGCTTCTGCGTGAAGCCAACGTAGGAGCTAAGGGTTTGGCGTAGTGTTTCCACTTCCGCTTTAACTCGTTGATGCGAGGCAAGCAGTGCGTTGAACTGCTCAACCAGCATCGCCAACTCTGACTGGTCCATCAGATGGACTGCCTTTAATCGATTGATGGTCGGTAGATTCATATCAATAGTCTTCATCGATCTGCTCTTCCGTCTGATACCTACTGAAGATATCGGGACGGTATCTGCTGATCTTTGTGTCGTGGCAATCGGGACAGGTCCGGCACAGCGGTATGCCGTGGCCGTCGTTTACCCAATCGCTTGTCTTGCCTGAACCACAGTCGCACTCACGTACGGTGTAGCTCATTTGGTTTTGTCTAATGCTTCTTGAGCCCGGCTAACAAGCTCAGCCATCGGCATGTTTGGATCATTGTAGAAATCTACAAAGTCCTGTAGCGCTGCTCTCAGTATCTCAATATTGTTCATGCTTCCTCCTTTGCTTCTTGTTCCATCTCCTGCAGACGGCCGATAATTTGGTCAGCCATCATTTCGTCGGCCGCCTCGTCGTTGACGCTGTTTAAGGCGTCCTCAAAGACAGCGTCCGTGAGGAACTTCTTGTTCTCCACGTCATCCTTGAAGAACTTCTTTCGGTACCAAACGATACCGACCACCTCGTTCTGTGCCGACTTGGGGTAGGTCTTTAAGCTCTTCTTCAGACCGCCAATTGTGGTGACAATCATGTTGCCTCCTCGCCCAAGACCCAGGTCAGTGCCTCGATCCAACCCACACAGAGCAGTTCTTCCTGCTCGTTGGGTATGAACTTGCGGTACTTCTCTAGGTCTTTGGTTATTTTCTTTAGCTCTGCTTTGATCTGTTTGAGTGTAGGTTTCACGCTGCCTCCAATGCTTTCTCTTCAGCCAGGTCACATGTCTTGTTGAACAGTGCTTCCTGGGCTGCTTCGAGTAGGGCAGGGGATACGTCACAGAGTGGTGTGTCTGACCCGGCAGGGTAGATGTCGATGTCACCGAACTTGGCTTCGGCAAACTCACTGACCTCTACTACCTTGGAGTCATACTCCCGACTGCCCCAGTATTCGTAGCTTCCAATACCTACATCTTCGGACGCGGTATTGTGGGTTACTCCGCCGATAGCTAGGTAGTCCTGGTTTTTGTGCCGGAACGTAGCTTCGGCGTAATCAATCTCGACGGTCATTTGGATGCCGTTCCTTTTTTGTGAACCTTCTGCTGGCTTTTATTGAGTTTAATTTTTAAGTGCATGGTTTTCCTTTCTGATTAATCGTCTTTGGCATTTCGAGTAAGCCGGAGTGCTTTGCTTTGACCAACTCCATGACCCGCATGGTTCTGTCGTCAATAAACTCCAACCCGCTTTCGTTCATCCACACATCGTGATGCACGATGATACTTTGATATCGCTGGGACTCGGGATGCCGGAACAGAATCCGGCTTTTTCTGGTGCCACGAATTAAGTTTGGGACGGGTGGCATTTTGTTTCTTCCCGTAATTATAATCTCGTATGGCATGGTTACTTTCATAAATGATTACTCCTTATGCCCCGAAAGCTGCGTCGGCATACTCTTTAAGGGTCTTGGGTTTGGTCGATACGCTGCTCATAGGGTAAATCCTTTCTGTCAGGAAGGTGCTAAAGGATTGAACTACTAGCACGTCCCTGTCAATAATTAACTATTGATCCACTCGGTCAGCCCAACCGGGTTGACGGTGAAGGTTTTGTCTCCGATCTGTACGCCCCAACGGGAAGCGCTTGCGCCTTCCAAGCTGGTGCCATACTGCAACGCAGACCGCAGCTCGCTCATCGCACGCTGCCGATCGTGGTTGCTTTTGGGGTTGTACCAATAGGTCGGTGACCAAGCCACGCCGTCTCGCATCACCTTGGCAGGGATACGGAAGACCTGTGCCGGTACCGGAACTTTGGCCGTCGGTTGCACCGGGCTGGGCTTGAGGTTCAAGCTAGGCCGGATCGCTTCGAGTTGTTCGGTTAGGTTAATCATTGATGAACCTCCGGACGCACTCAGCCCGCATGGACGCTTCGTCCATCTCGAGCATGGGGTGCCGCATTGCAACGTACTCGCTGCTCACGGCATCAAGGGTTGATTGGTTTGTGTATTCTTCCACTTCGACATGGTCGATTGGGATCATGTTACGCATATATGTACCTCTTGTTTTGCCTTACCGTCAGGATGCAACGCGGAGGCAAAGTACCGCGTTGCAGGAAATTCAATTAAAAGGTTGCGATGTAGGCTTCGTCAGACCAACGCCAGCCACGTTGCACCAGGTAGTCCCAAGCATCTTCACGACGCTTGAACTCCCGTTGCACGTGGCCGTTATAAACAACTGCGTACTGGTTCATCGGCTCAGCCCGTTCTTCAAGGAGCCGTCGGCCTGCACCTTGTAGTAGCCGCTGAGACCAGCCAAGACCTTGGTCTGAACGATGAACTCATCGTCGACTTTGGAGATGTGGCTGACGATCTCCTGGGTGCCGTTATCCTGAGTGATGATCTGTCCTACGGCGTAAGGGCAGAGCATTGTGATCATGATCCGCTCGTTCCTGTCCTCGTGCCATTTCTTGTCGATCTGGGACCAGCTGTTGCTGTTCTTGTAAGTTGCTTTCATGGTTGTCTCCTTGGTTATGGGTTATGGGTTGTGGTTTATCGATCGTGGTTGAAGATGACTGATGTCTGTCAGTAACTTGCATAGCGTTGCAACGTCTGGTACAATCGTTGCAACAGCATGAGAAAGCGTTCAGTGATTGATTGGGGCCCGATTGAAGCGGAATACGCGAAAGGTATTCCACCTCAGATATTAGCTACTAGATTCAACGTGAATGCTGCGTCGATACGCAGTCACGTTGCGCGCTTCAAACTTGCAACTTACAAGCAGCAATCTCTGCAACGAGTGGCAGAAGCGCATCGTGTTGCAACGAATGAAATGGTGGGTGAAGCCCAATCATATCTAGTAAGGTTAAAGAAACAGGTTGAGGGCGGGATGAATGCGCTGGAGGCAGAAGCCCCAGCTACCCGTAGTGAAGTTGAAGAACATTTCACTGCGTTGGAAAAGGTGAATCGTGTGGCAACGACAGCTTTTGGCTTGTCGGAAGGCTCGAAAACCCAAACAGTGAACATTGCGGTTTTACAACAACTTCCACAAGATTCGGTGTCAGTAACTGCCAGTAATCCAGTTATCACTGTGTAGCGAGCGGTTTGATAAACCGTTCCCCGTGGGTTTGCAGTCCCCACGGGGTCCGGAGCCTCAATTAGCTATTGAGGTGAGCGGTGACGAGCCGCTCTGCCAACGACGTCCGCTGCTGCGGAACGAACGAACTCACCGAGAAGCGCAGGGTGAGGTTCTCCACATCGTCCTTTGCGGGACGCACGCTGATGTCCAAGCACTTGCCACTGAGCGCGATCTTCGCCAGGGCGGCGAGAGCAGCAGCCTGCTCCGAGCCGTTGGTCGAGCTGGGGTTGATCGTGCCGAGGTGGCCGAACTTGCTCCGTTTCACCGTCAAGTACAACGCATCGTTCTTCGGTGCGTAAGTCGTTGCGGTTTGTGCTACTACGGTTTGAGTATCATATGCCATGGTGTCTCCTATCTATAGCAGGGGTTTTGTGAGATACAGGGATCCATCCGGTTCCCTTCTCTCTCTGCTAATAATACAAATAGGCTGCGGGGCGGTGTAAGTGCTTAATGTTGGGCTACTACCCCCACACCCACCCTCCCCCCCCTGAAGTTTAAGTTCTATAAATACACGTATGAGAAAAATTTAATTTATTTTTATTGCTGACTAAACGATGTCAGTATACTGTTTCAACAATGAAGAAACTAATCGCTGCATTATGCGTGGTAGCCTTTGCAGCAGGCGCCCAGGCGGAGGACTTTGCCATTCGTCCTTCCGTGTGGGGAACCCAGAAATGGCCCGGCGGTTACGATCTCTACGCGGGTGGAGTCAAGGTTGGTGAAGCGAAGGCTTCGGTTTGGGGACAAGAAAAATGGTACGGTGGTTACGACGTGCATGTTGACGACAGTCGCATGACACGAGCGCAGGCAAACGCGTTGCTGCAAACATTACGTTAATCTGTCTTACGTTGACTAATTGATTCGCCTCTCCATGTCCGCAAACTGTGGGCATGGAGAAGGTGAAATTTAAATCGTGGTTTCAAAAAATGGGCTCGCGGATGCGAGCGATGAAACGGGGAATAGACCGCACTGAAAAACTTCTAGAAAATCTGGACCTGCAAATCTGTTTCCTTCGGGACGAATTGCGAGACAAGGTTAAGATTCATAAAGAATCCTGCGTGGCTCTGAACGAGCTCAAAGCAGAGCAGAAAAAAGAAGAGCGGGTTCTACAACACAAACTCCGCGGTTATATCGAAGATAACGTGGACGACGCTCAGGCGCTGCTGTCCGAGTTTGAAAAGGCGGATTTCTAATCTGGTATGAAGTCCTGCACGAAATCATGCACTTCTTGTTCATTGACCATGAACCGTACACGAAAAGAATCTTGTTCATCGACCGCAACTAAAACAGGTTTGTTGCCGGGCTTGAGAGCTTTCATTCGCTCCTTGAGCTCCACAAAGGCTTTCCTGGAGATCTGCAGTTCGCTGTTCGGGGAGTCCACGCATGCAGCCAAAAGAACTGTCAGGATTGAGTCTTCATCAACAAAACGCAAATTGAGATCTTCCAAATCCACCAAACGATTTTGGGGCATGTTGGATTAATGTCAACGGATTGTCATGAAATTCATATGGACATACGAGGAAGGGCCGGTCAAGAGGATCCACGAAAACCTGGACGATCTAATAACTCAGATTCTCTCATCCAAGGGGCAGGACCCATGGGAGTATCAAGCAAGGGAACTGTACCGGAAGGAGATCATTCGACAGAGCTGTGCCAAGGACCCGGGGTTCTGCGAATCAAAGGGCCTGGGGGATCTGGTGCATGTTCTTGCCTTGCCTGTCGCGAAAGCCCTGGATTCGGTGTTTGGGAGTCGTTTAAGCACCTGTAAAGCGTGTGCCAAACGAAGAGCCTGGTTGAACAGTAGGATGCCTCGTCGTGGCTAAGACCCCTAAACCAAAGGTCGCGGTTACGCAAAGGCCGGTGAACAGCAAAAGGCTGATAGCCAAGATTACAAAGTGGGCGCTTTACCAAAGCCGAGCCAATGATACGGCAAATCCTAGGTAAGCTTATTTTTCTGGCTGCGACAGCGGTTATCTGGGTCCTAGCCAAGAGGACTGCCCATGACGGGGTAAAGCGGCTTTAGGGTAACCTAAGTTACCCCAAAAATTTCAAAGTTACCCATTTTAAGTATTTGTGGTTATAATATTTAGGGTAACTAGGGTAACTAGGGTAACTATAATATATTAATCTATATAATCTGGCGTGAAATATTTGCGCTGTGTGTGCCGGGCTTGGGAACCCCAAAGTCGAAAAACAAGTTACCCAGTTACCCTTTTTGCCGTAACTGATTGAAGTACAGCGGTTATTTTGGGGTAACTTGCCCTGGTAACCTGTATTTTGGGGTAACTTATGTTACCCTAAATTGAAATATTTATCCCTAAAGGGACATATACCCCCAAAGGGATATATTTAGTACTTACCTTGCCGGCCTTTAGGGTTGGGAGTAGTTGCTCCGCCTGGGCCAGCCCAAAGGTTCTTACACGCCCAGTAACGGGCACCTAGCTTGCTCCCCGGGTTGTCGCAGTTATGCCGTGCTCTAAATGATTTGCGGGCTGCCGCCGAGTAGTTGTTTCCGTACCCCTTAGCCCCAAAGTAAACCAGCTTCTCCTTGCCACCCTCACAAGCTTTGACCATCCGTTTCTTGCCTGGCCGTGTGCTTGGCCTCGGGCTGTTGCAGGGCATAGAAGCTTTTTTGCCCAGTGGCATAAACTTATTTGAGGAAGCGGATCTTGTAGGTGGTGGAGTTAATCAGGGTCTGGATCGTATCAATGTCGTTCTGGATCTCAGAATCGTCTGAAACTAGCTCGCGGTGCGTCTTAACGTAGTAATCAAGGTCTGCCAGGAATGATTCAGGATCCTCGGTCTCAAGGTCATATTTGAAAGGAAAGTTCTGAACCAACCCGTACTTGCCCTGCCAAGACTCCACGAGCCCATCGGTAAGTTCCACAATCTCGTCGTAGAACTTGCCAAGGGCTTTATGAACGGCAAAAGAACGAGTCTTAAAATGAATTTGATGGGCGATGGTGGCCGAGTGCAGGAGGGTAGAGAAGAACTCTCCAGGGGCAGGGGAGGATGCAAAAGCCTCCATGATTTCCGGTCCTTCTGTCGCCTCGTCGTGCATGGGCTCTGTTTTAGCCACGCCAAGACCCCTAATCAACAGTCCAGGGATTTCTTTTTTAGTCATAAGTTGATGCTAGTTACTGTCTTTTTACAGTCAATATTAACTGGCAAATAAGATATATTATTATGCGGTGGGTAGACTCAAGGAGTTGTGCTGATTACAAGTGTTCCGCCAGTAACCCATGATTCATTTGTCCATCCATATAATGGAAGAGCCGAAGATGATGCTGTTATTCTGGCCGCTGTTCTGCTTTCATAACCACTATTTTCGTCTCCAGTTTCATAATAACCTTGAACTCCAATGTACCATTTTGTGTCATAGGAATTCCATGTAATTGATCCACTGCCGTATTGGCTAAGCCAACCATTTAAGGCTCCTTCCCAATAATATGGGTTTTGAATTGAAAAATTAGACCATTGTCCATCTACTGATGGAAACGTGAGGCCGCTTAAATATAGGAAAGGTGTGCCAAGAGCAATTGTTGTCGGCGCGGCTACTCCCCCACCAACAATAGGAACCGACAAGCTTAAGCCTAAGCCGAGTTTCGGCATGGCAGTTTAAGCGCTTTTGTAGGCGATGATCTTGCCGCTGGTCAGGGTAATGGCCGTAAAATTGCCAAAGATGGTCGAACCTGCAGGAACGTCCACCGCAGTCGTTGCGTCACTGTTCGTCCAGTTACCAGAGGTTACATTAACGACTGCCGTGGCAGTAGCCTGGATAGCACCCCAAGGCCCACCCGAAAGAGCACCGGCAGCAGTTTTGTAAACAGCCCCATATTGTCCAAGTGAAAGACTTGTGTCCTTTTCAGTATCTGAAGCCAAGTAGTTAAGTTTCCGTAACGTATAGTTTTCGTTATCGCTGCTGGAGGGTTCGTATGCCATAAGGTTTTATATTAAATACTGTCAGATATTAGTCAATACTACTTACTACTTGCGACCCCGGTTCACGCTCTTTGACTCAAGATTCAGGTTCGACGCCGCATTATTCATGGTGTTGCCGTCCTTGTGATTGACGTCTTTCCCACGCATGGCAGCCAAACCACGACGTTTGGTCATCGATCTTCGGGCAGCGTTACGTCCGGCACGACGTTTGATTTGATCAGGCTTACCGTGATATTCCCGGTATTCCTTGGCATAGTCTCGTTTTCCTAGCGGCATGGTTAAACCTTTCCCCATTTATCAATGGGACATTTCTCGTGGGGGAACACCGTTTTGGTGCGCATATTGCACCCACAAATCTTGCAAACTCCGTGACCTCCGAATACTCGTTGGTCAAAGTTTTGACACGCCTGACAGATGGCATATCTCTCTGCACGCTGCTCATCCGAAGCTGTTCTCATTCCGTTGATAATCCAGGTGGACACGGAATTGGAAAAACTCTTGATCTGATCCAGCGTCATCGGGTTAGTTTAACTTCTCCAAAAACCACCTCAATAGGCGGGCGAAAAAGCCAGGACGCTTCCTCCATTGTCTTTCACAGACGCCAATCGGAGCAGTCTTCCACATGCCAAACTTGTTTTCGACGTACCACGGCTTTCGAACCGTGATGTTTCGGATTCGTTTTTTCTTTTTCATTCTGAGTCCCAATATCCTTTCCGTTCTTCGTCTTTGCGGTCTTTAAACCACAATCCAAAAGCGACGCACACCGGGACGATGATCATGAAAACGACTACAGCCAGGCAAATAACTAAACCATTCATAGAATCTCCAGGGCACTGAAGGTTTCTTCCGAGCCAAACTTACCTTTCACAAACACGTTGAACGCAACGCAATACCGGTCGGCGTCTGCCTGACTTGGCTCCACGTGATGCGACAAGTGGGAGGGAAACAGAACCAACATTCCGTTCTTGGGCAGTACTGGCCACACGTCTGCATTCAGGATGTCTCTCTTCTCAAACTCCCAGCCGAAGAAGGCAGGGAATAGGTTGAAGTCTTTGAAGGACTTGGAGAACAAAATCGGACCGCTGTTGTCGTACGTCTCTACATAGTAGACACCCGAGATCAGTGAGTTCTCGTGTGCATGAGCGTGGGCAAAGTCACCTTTCTGATGTTTCATGACCCAGGAGTTGGTGATTTGGAACTGGTACTTTCTCTTTAGGCCGAGAGCTTCGAACGCATATGCGCTGATCTCCCGCAGGATAGATGCCTTCAGATACTGCATATCCGGGACGTCCAGAATCCTGGTGTCGACGGAACTCCAGCCGTTGTTGGCTTTGACCCGACGCATGTCGGCTTGTTTTACAACCGCGATAGATTGGCTATCGGGTTGTCCCAGCTGCGAGATAAACAGCGGGGTGCTGAATAGTGGTGCCACCGATCTTTGCGGTTCGATTATTCCAGATTGATTTCCCATGTGATTTTTCCTCCTGATTTGCGCCGGATAACCTGCTCGGGCCGGATGGCCATAATCTTGGCCAATCTCTGACCCATGCGGTCCGGACTTGAAACGTAATGACGTGCGAGCTTTTCGAGTTCGGCATCATTAAGCATGTTGTTGAGTAGGTCGGTCGCTGAACCAACCCACTGTTTTGGGTTTTTCCCGTTCGCCGCGATTTTGTAATTTATGAGGTACTTATCGAGGAGCTCGGAGAAAGCGTGGTTAGGGTGGGTTGTTCTCGTATCTTCCAAAATGTCGGGGTGATGGTAGTTCGCTACACCGAACCGGTTGGTGCCTTCCAGGTGCGCCGGCGGATTCCAATCCAGAAGCCATCGGGCAAAGTTGGGCAGCTCCCTGGCCAAGATCCGATCAATCTCCTGGCGAGGAGGGAAGGGGAACTTCCGGTGCCTCGCTTTGAAGAGCATGATCTTGTCCAGGATGGAGGTGTCGGTGTAGGGGATCGCCCGCATCGATTCGGGGTCATCATTCAGCGTAAAGATGATCCGCCCAATCCAGTTGATCGTCGTTGGGTTCTCGCGCATCGCACGGTGGCGGTGCTGAGTGTTGGCGACGAACTTCTTGATCGAGTTGGTGAAGAGAAGGTGTTTCTCGTAGCTGGTCGAAGCGACGGTATCGTCAATGTTGAGCACGCCGACTTCGAAGAGCTCGTTATTGAACTGATCCCCGCCACTTATATGGGAGGAGGCATCGCAACCTCCGCCCATAAGAGCGGCGACAATCTTGGTACCGATCAAGGTTTTCCCTTGCTCGACCGGACCGGCGATAAACACGGCCTGACCTTGGGCGGGGGCCCCGGCGCTGGCTGTGGTGTAGAACCGTTTCAGCCAGGCCAGGAAGTACTGGAGACTGTCAGACGGATCAAAGAACTCGTCCAACAGACTCGCCGTCCAAGGGAAGTGCTCGCCCCACTCTCCAGGAGTGTTGCTGGGCGGCATCACTTTTACCCTGGAGGTGTTGAGGATGCATCGGCTGCCAAATCGCACGATTTCCTCATGGCTGTAGAGCACAGGGCCGGTGGCATCGACACGACGGTTTTCCCGAATGCGAAGCATGGCTTCGTCGGTCTCCGACATATCTCCGCGGGCATCGCTGGTGAGACTTAAACCAAACAAGCCTGCAATGTCCTTGCGGGCTGTCTCCGAAGGTGCGTCTCTCCAGCTGCCTTCCATATCCCTGCGCCAATACTTACTTCCGTCGTACCAGTACGAACCCAGAGGCCCGCCCAGACGAGTGTTGTTAAATTCATCGACCCAATCCGCACCCAAGATATCTGCCCAAGGATAGAACGCCCGATCTTGCGAGAATGAAACCATCCCGGTTGCCGTAACAATACAAGCTGACGGATTGGTAGAATCCGGAGACCAAAAAGCGTTACAACGCCCGTTAATATCTAGCGTTCCACGAAGTCGACCAGGAAACAGGCTTTCCACCCGTTCCTTGATCTTCTCAATGGGAATCTCGGTATCTCCTTCACCACGATAGCGGTGAGAAGCATCAAAGGCTGAAGCCAGGAGGGCACAGAGGGTATCAAACTTAACTCGGTTATCACTGACCTCGGTGGCTGGAGGATTCCAAGCGTAGTACTGTTCTGGCTTGCGGATGTTGTCATCCAGTCCAGGGAACAGCTTGCGGACATTGAGCTCCTTCATCAGACGAGTGATGAAGGGATCAAATATCCCGGGCGCAATGGCTACGGGTTTCTCAAACAGCCAGATAACCCGTACTCCACCGCTGATGGTGCGATGGGCGTAGGCGGGCTTCATGCCGGCTTTCGAGCGACGGGTAAGACCCTCAAGCATTTCCTCGGCCGTGATCTGAGCGTCGTAGTCCGCCACAAGGGCGTGCATCTTGACTGCCTGGTTCTCGCGGGAGACCCGGAGGTTGGGCGCACGACCCTCAAAACCGGACACAAACAGCCAATCCGTCGAGGGGTTGGTAGACCAGGAGGAAAACTCCTCCTTGGTCATGTTGGGTAGTGGGGTTGTGTGAAGCCAGGCGTCGACTGGAGCGACCTCCAGGCAAGCCAGGTTCTTCAGGGCGTAAAGACTCATGGCCTTACTCCCCGCGGCTTTTAAAGAATATGGTTTCGATTCGGACTACAGACCCATCAGGCCATCTCCTGACAATATCATGCCAGTAATCAGCCTCGACTTGTGCGTCCAGTTTTGTCCGGTGTGTCCGTTCGGACACTCTTGAACCGTCTCTCAACACTATGTACCTCGCGTTATCCATTTTATTTGCTCCTATTTAACGTATCTGTCGGTTTCCACGGCCTCGGCTGCGACCGGGCAGCCTTGTAACCAGTCCGGGGTTACCGACATCAACATTTCCACATCTTTTGGTTTCACATCCTTGTCGACCTCCACAACGGCTTCGTCGTGAACATGAAGGACAAGGGGTAGGCCAGCCTTTTCGAGTCGGAGGATGCATTCGGCCATGACATCCCGGGCTGTAGCCTGAACGGTGTTATTGCATAAGTTCCCACCGTAGAAATTGACGTGAGGACCACCCATGATGGTCTGAGCTGTGTATCCTGCGTATCCACTTGCGAGGTTTTGCGTGCGAATGTTGCGGTATTTGAGGGAGCGCCAAGAGGGGAGCTCGATCTCGTATTGTCCGTCTGCTTTGGACTGTTTGAAGGCCGTCTCCAACTTCTTCCAAAAATTGACGACGTGATGATTTTTAGAGCGGTATGTTCTTACAATGTTTGCCGCCTCTGCTTCGTCCACTTCCAGGCCGTATGATGTGTTGGCCATGTAGGCGAATTTCTTGGCGCCTGCGCCATACCCAAGACCCAGCACCATTGCCTTGGCAAGTTGGTACATGGCTGTATTGGTTTTCTTAAGTGTTCCTTTATCCCCCCGCCATAAATTGGCAGAGATGGCAAAGGCTTCGTAGATGCCGTACCCGTTACGAACGGCTTCCAGAAGAGCTGTATTCCCGGAAAGCCAGGCCAGAACCCTGGGTTCAATCTGAGAAAGGTCGCAAACAATGAACTTCTTGCCTGGACGAGGGATAATGCAGCCTCGCATATCGACCCCAAAATGGGGCTCTCTGGGCAGATTCTGAACGTTAAAGCGGCTATCCCCACTAAACCGACCTGTATGCGCCCCAAAGAACTTCATGCCGTAAGACGCTGTCATATCTGGGCGCACACGAGAATCAAGCACCTTCATCTTAACCAAGTAGGAATTGCATTTTCTCCAATCCCGCATGGCGGCAACAAAAGGAACCTTGTCGCCGTATTTCTTTTCCCACACCGCACACTCTTCCGAATCTTCTGAAAGAGAATCAGGCCAGGGGATGCCTTGGTTGATGCACTCAGCCCTAAAATTCTTGATGGAAAGAACAACGCCGTCTCCTTTGTCCATCCAGGGGAGCTTCTGTTCAGCCTCCCACTTGATTTTATCGAGCTTCTTGATGCCTTCTTTAACCAGAGGCTGATCAATCGCAAAACCCTTCCACGCCATTTCAATCGTGTGCTTGGATAACTTGCGCTCAATCTCCGGCATCTCCGATGCGTACTTCTTGTAGAGCTCCAAACAGCTCACAGAATCCGCTAAAGCGTATTGCGTCATCTCCTCCGCAAACTCAGTATTGGCTATACTAGACCACTTCTTACCCTTCATCTTTTTGCGCGGGTCCTTCGAAATCTCCTTACCAAGGAGGTTAGAACAGGCACCCTCCAGATCCCTTGGAGAGCCCAGGTAGGCCGCAAGATTGGCCGTGCAGAAGAAATCCGCAGGCTTCGACTTGATTCGGTCGCCAAGAGCCTCAACACAGGCTCCGTCAAAGCTGTAGTTGTGCGCAATCCACCGGCAGCCGTCGATCTTGTCCCAGGGAGCCTTGTCCACGGGACCGCAATACGGCTCAATACCGTCACCAACCATCGACACCATGTAGATCTCCCCGCGCGGATCGCGTAGGTAGTGCCACTGGCCGAGCGTCTTAATGCTCAGCTCGTTGTCGTAGTAGGATTCGAAATCGATGGCAATGTTTCGCATTCGGCTTGGATTTCTTCTTTGGGTTCCTTGAGGGTTTCGAGATATAGGTCAAGCAGCCGGCAGGTGAGGCCCTTGAGCTCCTCAGCCACCGTCTTTTCGACCGGTTGTGCATCCATGTGATCGGTGTGAACTTCAAACTTGAGTTCACCCTCGACCGCTGAAATGCGTACTCTTACGTCTACGCTCATATTGAGTTTCCTTTCGTTGTGTGAGTTGTGGTGCTTACGCTTTCAATCGCAGCGCCGAAGGTGTAATTCACCGTTGTGGTCGTACCCTGAGCCGTTGCTTCGGTAGTCGGGTAAAGGTCTTTCATAAATGTAAATTCCAGTTGGATCACGGATGCGTGTCTTTGGTGGCACCCACAAACCCGGCACGGCGGGCTTGCTCAATGAGAGTCCGTATTTCGTCCTTAAGACGACGGTTCTCTGATGACAGGGATTCGTTCTCCTCGCGCATTTGCCGGAGACCGAGCTCGAGTATTTGTTCTGATGTTCTCATAAATATTGGGTTAAAGACGTCGGCTATTTCTTCTCCAACTTCGATTTCTCGATTTGGAGCTTCATTCGCTGTATTTCTAATTTCGTCCATATGGGATATCCGTGATCGTTCCTTGTGTTTTGTTCGGGCACGTCAACGTCAAACGCCGACGGCTGTTCTTTCGTCTTTGGCTTCATATATGAATTTGGCGGCCGACTTTATGGCGTCCCGATGTTGCTTCTGGTCTACCGCAAAAATGATCGCTTCTACCTGATCATTTGGGCAGTAGATGTCGGTAAACCCAAACCAACGTTGAGCCAGCTTAAGAAAAATGAGCATCAAAAGTTTATTTACCATTTTTGCTCCGTTTCTTCCCCAAATCCTGAATTGTTTCTGCCAGCATCTTTTTGAATGCGATGCTGAAGAAATCGTCTCTCGTAGCATCTTTTCTACCAAGATATACGAATTCGTTATATACATCGTCTTCCATCTGAAGATCGATCTCAACGTTATCAACTTCCCTTACGTCCAACACCTTGATCTGCCCAATATCTTTACCCGTTCTCTTGTTATAAATTTGTGCTTTGCCCTTAGTTTTCATTTTTGCTGACCCTTTCTTATTTTATAAAGAACCATCGCCGACCTGCATAAAGCTCGTTGCAAGTGTCCGATGACTCCCTCTTTGTCCTCTTTTTTATTTCCGTCCAACATCATCATTGCTGTGACCATGTGACTTACTGCTCGATCCGCCGAGTATCGAATCGAATCCCGAGTGTACCATTGTCCGGGGCCTGATTTTGTTGAACCTGTTTTTGATTTCCCGCCCCGCGTCATGACATAAACAATCTCTGTGAATGTGCTTTTTGCCATTTCCTGAGGCAGAGGATAGGAACTCGGCTGTTTCAATAGAGCGGAGGTCTTGCTCCGTTTACAGTTCTCCTGTAACACCATGGCCGAATCCCAGTTTTTAGATCAACCCGTCAAACCACGCGGTGGTTTCTGGGGTGTTCTTGCCGACCAAACGGAACACTGGTGTGAACCAGCTGCCCATTGTGTTGGAACGAAGTTGGGTAACCAACTCGTACTTGCCGCCAGAGAGCTTCTCGCGGAGAGCCGTGGTGGCTTCCGTGATCAACTGCTTGCCAGCGTTGTTGTACGCGCTCTTGGCCAGAATCATCTGCGCCAGAGCGTAGTGGGCTCCGTCTTTCTCAAAGGCGAACAGGGGATGTGCGCCTTCGGGGCTTTGGACGGCCATCGTGAGGATGAGGATCGGGTCATAGATATCCATATCACCCTCAGTGATGTCGGTGGTGCCGCCTGCAGTACGCACGTCGGCTGCCGTGTTAAAGATTTTCGGGCGTTCTTCCGTGCCGTAGGGAATCCTCTGCATGTACTTCTTTGCCATGCGGATGATCGTCAACTTGGCAGGAGACTTCTGATTTCCAACCGACACCTCTTTCCGGAAGACGATGCTGCCGGGCGGGAAGTCGTTGGAGAGTTCGCCAGTCTTGTTGGCGATGTTAAGCCGGGGGATCTGGAAGTCGGAGACGTTAAATTCTCCCTCCATGCCGGCATTGGTGGTCAAGGTGAGGGGTTGTTCAACAACCTCCGTCAGTGCCTTGCTCGACTCGGTTACTGTTTCTGGTTTTGCTTCTACTTTTGCTTTTTGTTCTTTAGGGAACGTAGTTTTCATTGTTTATCCTTTATTTTTCTTAGTTGATAGGACTCACTACCGCGCGTCAGGGCGTTCGCCTCGGTTAATGCATCCTCAAGGTTGTCGCGTTCTTCTTGTTTTGTGCCCCGAGGAGCCTTGCTGGCGACTTGATCAGCTAGCTCCTTGAAGTTGACTGTGACGGCTTCCATAAACTCAGCCGTCGAGATTTTGTCTTTGACCAAATCGTACGCCTTGTTGGCGTCCGTGATCTTTCTGGCACCCTGGACGGCCGTAAGACCATATCCAGGGATCTCGTTTCCTTCCTTCGCGTACTCAACGTTGTGTTTGCGTACGGAACCGCACCAAGCTTCCAGGACCGGTACGAGGCGTTGTGCCTGTGATCGTTTTTCCGGTGTGGCTAGCTGGCTTGGGTGGAAAAGATCGGGAAGCTGAGCGTCGTGGGCCAGGTCATAAGACTTGGCCAGGGAAAGGGACATAGCCTGGACTGCGTCACAGGTCGCAATACGGGAACAGTAGATGCACTGGTCACCTGGACGGGCCATATCCGGGGTGTTATTCCGGGCCCTTTCGATGATGCCCTTGATTCTGGCATTCATCTTGGGGAGATCTCCGTCCCTGGTAAATGAAGCGGAATCCACGTAATCCAAACGGGGCTGGAGAATGTGAAGCTTGAGATTCTTTACGTACGGATACTTCTTAAAGACGCCGATTGCGTACGCCCACATCTGCGGGTTGGTCTCCGCTGGGTCAACGGGGTTAAAACCAAATTTAAAATCGAACATCGCAGCCTCATCTGCACAAATGAAAAAGCGATCGACGTAACCCCATTGGTCAAACACATCGAGCTTCTGTTCGGACAAGTCCATGAACTTGGAATTCTTTTCCGTGTACTCAGCTTTGGCTGCTTCGACGAATGAAAGACATTTGTGGACGAGAGCTTTTTCAGTGGAGTCGAGACCTTCCATCTCGCCGGTCTCACACGCTTTGTGCATCGCAGTTCCGCGGAGAGTTACTGGATGAACTTCGCCAGAATTGTCTTTTTGATAGCAGGGGCAGAGCTCAAAGTACTTGAGGCTGCTCGGTGAGTAGCTAGCGTGATTGTCAGTAGTACTCATGAGGGCAAAGTTACTACCAGATCGCCGTCATTAAGCAAGTCAATTTCACGAATTTTGGATTTTGTTTTACGTGCGACTTGTTCTTCGACTGAATTTGCGGCGTAAACTAAATATTGCCTGCAATGACTCTTCGATCCGGTGCGTGCGATACGACCGAGAGCTTGTTTTAAATCAATCGCCGAGTATGTCGGGCATACCAAACTCACTCGAGGGCGGCCGTGTAAATCGTGAAGCGAGAGTCCGACACCGCCGGCTTGAATTTGCACGATGATTACGTGTTCTTTGTTCGCTTGAAACTTGTCGATTGCTTCCTGACGCTCTTCTGCGCTTTGCTCTCCGTGAATTGCAGGGGCATTTAAACGCTCCATAAGCGTCCGGCAGGTCTGCATGAAGTTGGTAAAGATAACGACACTGCATCCAGCCTCCACATGTTCCTTCGCCATCTCGGTAAGAACAGGCACACGGAGCAGTTCAACCTCCTGGCGAAGTCTTAATAGCCTTGTACGGGGCTCAGATGGGTCAAAATCGTTGGACTTAGCCTCTGCCAAGGCCGCCAGCTCGGCCTCCATTTGGCCGTAGAGCTTGCCAATGCGGTCATCGATATCGAAGACCTCGGACATGACGTTGTTTTGAGGGAAGGCATCCCCCAGCTCTTCCACGCGAGTACGTACGCCACGCTTGGGGAAAATATGTGCGTGAATCTGGAGAAGACCTTCTTTGCCTCCGTAGTATTGGAAGCCACCCCAAGGGGCTTGTGCCACTTTCATGGTTTTGAGCCAACCCCAGTAGTTAACGCCGGTATGGATGCCGAGAAGGTCGCCCGTCCATCGCATATCCAGAGGGTTTTGAGCGGCCGTAGCTGAGAGCATCAATACGGTATGATCGGCTTTAGACGCACCCAAGATCTTACCGTTCTGACTGCTGTATCCTTTGCACTTATGAACCTCGTCAAAAATCAGAAGGGTAGAGGAGGGGAGATCCCACTGCCATTTCTTGGCAACCCACTTGCCGTGCTTTTTTCCTGTTCGGAGTTTTTCGTAGTTGATCACAAACAAGGGTTCGACGCCGGCTTCTTTAAGCCAATGCTTCCAAGAAGGTATGACCGCTTTAGGACATATCACGGCCACGGGCATATTCATTTGTTTGGCGACAAAAGCCGCCGTGACCGTTTTTCCTGTTCCGCAATCGCTAGCGTCCAACGCCACACGGTTGTTGATCAGGGCGTCCATCAACTGGGACGCGTTTTCCTTCTGCCAAGGAAAAAGATTCAAGTTTCGATGATCAACGATACAAACGAACCTTCAGGATCATCACTTCCACTTCGCCAGACCTGAACTTCCTGGATATCGAAGCAGTCCGAATCCACATCGACGCAGATGTCGAGGTGGGGGCTTACCTTTTGCAGCTTTTCCAACAGTTCTCCAACTGTCATTTTATTTCTTCTCCACGGGGCGGATGCACTTTAGTTACCAGCTCGAACCATGAATCCGCGGTCATGGTCACGAGCCAGGGTGAATTGTTTTTACGGTGCGCCACTGCGATTGGTTTCCCTCCGCAGTCCCGTACCGCTTGTTCAACAGCTTTTCCGACGTTGAGGGCCTGAACCCTTTTGACTTCGAAATGGAAGGGGAGCTCTGAAATGACGTCGGGTGCATCCGGATTCCCAGAGAACTGCTGGCCACGCCTTGCGGTGTAGCCACGTTTTTTGACTTCGTCTCTCCACTCACGCTCACCGACACAACCCTTGGCACGACTATTCACGTGCGACTCCGAATTTATCATTCGCGAGCCACGCCTGGATATCCGACTCACAAATGCGGATAATTCCACCAGCTTTCGAGTGAGGGAGGGGATGACGTTTGTTGTTTAAGTAACGGCGAATTGTGCGGTCGCCAACATGAAGCCGAGAGGCTGCTTCTTTTACGGAGTAAATCTTTTCTGGGATTTGTTTGCTTACTTCAGATGGATTTACATTCTCAACGACAATGTGAAGTTTGTTGGAAGGAGTGACTGCGACTTTAAAAGACTGAGCTTCCAATATTAGATTCATACGGTGTGTTACATCTAAACACGCCGTCTTACGGCAGTCAATCCAAATTAAAAACTAGATGTGTTTTTTGCGGGAATCTTCTTTTTGATAAGACTTCATTTATGACTCTTTAATGTTAATCCTTACTCCGTCTTATCTTTTTGGTGCAAAGTCACCTCTTAAGCGTTTTTCTACCCTGCGCATCGATGTACTGTGCCAAAACCATTCTGACCAATCCTGAAACGTTGTTTACCCCTATTCGCCGGCTTTCCTCTTCGAGGAATTTTGCCATGTGCTTGGGTAAGCTTATTGTTTTTACTGTTTGGTTACTCGATCTTTCGTGACTCCTCTCCTGCTGTTCTTTAATTTGTTCCTCCTTGACCCGGCAGAATTGCGAAGTACCTCTCCGCCATAGTCCGGGTCACTGTTTTCCCATCCACCTGGATGGTCTTGTACCTACGCAGCACCATTGTCGGGCTATTGCCCATCGCCAGTGCAGTTGTTGAAGCATCTCCTGTCATAGCTAAGTAGTAGGTAGCAAAGCTGTGACGATTTGCGTTTTGTTTCCAAGTAAAAAGCGGTTTTTCCTTTTGTATTTTGTGAATTAAATCTTCAAGCCAAGCATACAGGTCTTTATTAATTTCACCTGATCCAAGACTTTTAAGTATATTTCCTTTATATAGCCTAAAAGGGCTAAGCCAAGCTTTTAGGTTGTCGGTCATTGCAATAGTTCTATCGTTGTTAGCTCTTGATTTAGAACCACCTACAAGCTTTCCTTTAATTAAAATCAAATTGCTAGACCAGTCGAGGTCTTCCCAGTTCATTCTCTCTATTTCGGACGATCTCACCCCCGCAAAAGCACCCAAAACAACCCATGGAATAATCCTTTTTGGGGCGTGTTTTAAAATTAGACGCATGTCCTCGACGGACCAACTTTCCAATTTAGCGTCATTAACCCGGATACTTTCAGTCTTTTCAGCTTGGTGATCCTTATCTGGTTCCAAGTAGTCCTTCCTCTTGGCGTAATCAAAAATCATGCTGATGGCTCCGCGGTAGTGCTGTCGAGTTCTTGGCTGCCATTCCGGGTTGGCCAAGAATGAATCCAATTCCTTGGCCTTGATTGTTGAGATAACTCGGCCACCAAAAACCCTCTCAAACTTACCCCAACGAACCTGGAGAGTTTGTTTCTGCCGCTTTTCAATAAAGGTATCGTTCAGCTTGATGTTGAGCATTTCCTTCAAAATTTCACTAACCGTGATCTTTGGTAGTTTGTTATCACTGGTTCTCAACCACAGGTTGACTGCCTCACTCAGGGGAGTACCGCCCATCTTTTTTTCTAGGTCCCTAAAATAAATCAGCTCTTTATTTGACACGGCGACCATCGAAGCTCTTCCGTCAGCCAAGTCTCTGGCAATTCTACGAGCCTCGCGCTTTGCTTCGGTAAGTTCTGCAATTGCTCGACGTTGTCTTTTCCCCTCGGCCCACCACGTAACCATGTACGTCAAATAATTCTTATTGTTGACGCACTGATATATTTTAACATTGGCGAATCCATCTTGGATCTCGATCGGCTTAAATTCTTTTTTCATGCTGAATCGAAACATTACTGACAATTAATGTCTGTCGTCAAGGAAAAGTTGTACATTTTATGACCGCTCGCCCGTCATTAGTGTCAACTGTAAGTCGTTTTTACTCAACAAAAGCCTAGACAAATCGTGTACAAGTTACTGACAGTCAATGGTTTTGTAAACCGCTGGTCGTCGGTTCAAATCCGACAGCCGGCTCCAATTTAAGTAGTTGAAATACAGTAGCTTGAGTGAATGACCCCTTAAAAATTTGTATTGACAAATTCTCGATTACTGACAATTAATGTCTGATGCCAACGACTTTGTATGGAAAGGTATGGCCAGATGGGGCCGGAAAACTCGAAATTGAGCTTATGGCTTTCAAGCTTGGGCTGACCCCCGAAACGGGGGGTTTGGGCAAGTTTCAGCATTTCAAGAACATTGTAGAGCTTCTTTGGCCGTATCACAAGACGCGAAACAAAGCCGGGTTCTGTTGGCATCCCTGGGCAGAGCGTATGATCCAAGCGGCTTGCGAGCAGGACTACCTGGCTATCTCTGGCCCCAAGTCCAGTGGCAAGACTGCCACCTTCGCCATGTGGGGGCTTGTAAATTGGTTGTGTGCTCCTCACGAGACGCTTGTTCTGGTTACCAGCACATCTATCCGGGAAGCCCGCAAACGCCTTTGGGGAGGCATTCGTGAGCGATTTTTGCAGGTTCCAGGCTTTCCGGGAAAATTGATCGACTCCATGGGTAAGATCATTTTGACGGAAGGAGAGTCCAGCGACCGATCGTCCATAACCCTGGTGCCGTCTAGCCCTGACAAAGAGAAGGAGGCCACGGCCAAACTTATCGGTCTTAAGAACCAGAGGGTGTTCCTTATCATCGACGAGGCCACCGACGTGACCAACTCGGTCTTTGAAGCTATCTCCAATCTAAACGCTAACCCTACGTTCCAGTGCATAGCCCTGGGTAACTTTTCCAGCCAGTACGACCCGTTTGGTATGTTTGCCACCCCTGTCGGCGGGTGGAACTCGGTCACGGTAGATCAGGAGGAGTGGAAGACCAAGCTGGGTTTATGCCTTCACTTGGACGGAGCCAAGACGCCCAACCTTGAACATGACGACGCTTGGCCGTTCCTGCTTACAACAAAACAGCTACGGCACGCCGAAGACCACGACGGCGAGCACAGTATTTCTTTTTGGCGATTCATCCGTTCCTTCCCAGCTCCTGGTGGAGCCGAGGAGTCTATTTACTCGGAAGCAGACTTCCGCAAGTTTGAGGTGGATAAAGCCCCCAAGTGGATTGAGCCGCCCAAGGTAGTTGCTGGACTTGATCCTTCGTTTACCAACGGCGGAGACAGAACGGTGCTGTATTTCTTGGAGTACGGACGGACTGAGGAAGCTGGACCTACTGTGAACTTTAAAGATTTCACTATCATCAGAGAGAACGTAAACGATCCGCAGCCCAGAAACTTTCAGGTGGCTCGTCAAGTTATGGCCGAATGTCAAAAGCAAGGCGTGCCCCCGGAATATCTGGCGGTCGACGCCACCGGCGCAGGAGATCCGCTTTGCGATATTATCTCCGAGACGTGGTCTCCACGAATCCTGCGGGTGAAGTTTGGAGAAAAGCCTAGCACTATGCCAATCAGCTCAAGCTCGATGGTCGAGGCCAAGGACAAATACGGCAACAAGGTCACCGAGCTTTGGTTCGGTGGCGTTGAGTTTATGCGGTCAGGCCAGCTGAAGGGCGTGACTCCTGAGCTGGCTAGAGAACTAACCAGCAGGAAATACACCACGATGGCCGGGGGTAAGCTGGTCGTAGAATCCAAGAGAGATTACAAGTCGCGGGTAGGAAAGAGCCCCGATTTGGCGGACGCAGCCTTTGTTGGGTTGGAGTGTATTCGAGTACGAGTCGGCGCAATGGCCGGAGGAACCGTGATGGCTAGGAAAAGCGGGGGTTGGCAAGAGCAAGCTCGCCGGCTGGATCGTGTGATCGACACCAACAAAGACCCTGTGTTAAATTATTGACTTTTAACTGACAGTAGACAGAATAGTCGTTCACGTGGACATCTTACTCGAAAATATCGGCGAAACAGGAGCTCCGCCAAAGGCGCGTCTTAAAGACGCCAAGTCGGCTCACAGTATTTATACTACGCTGAGAGAGTCGGATGCGCACGCTGACCAGGACCGCAGCAAGGTCCAAGCGATGTTCGATGGAGATCCGCCCTACAATCCGAACACGCTTCGTAGTATGGGGCAGGCGTATCGCGCCAACCTAAACTTTGGTGAAGCCGCGGCCGATCTTGAGAATGCCCTGGCCGCGTACACCGATTTGGTAAACGGCGTGGAGAAGCTAGTCGAAGTTAAGACTACGTTCGGCGATGAGAGCGAACGGCAGAATTGGGCAGGCGCAATCTCCGAGGAGTTTCACCGGACTTTGGTTGAATGGGATCAATTTCATTTTAATTTTCAACTACTGGCCCATCACTTTATTTCCCAAGGGCTCGGTGTTACCTTTTTTGAGAACGATAAAGACTGGCGCTGGCGTGTTTGCGGGATTGGCGATTTTCTTATTCCGCGCGGCACACAGGCCACTGAAGATCGTATTGAGTTTGCCGTAGCCCGCCGGGTTTACTTGGCTCACGAACTTTATAATTTCATCAAGAATCCCAAGGCCGCCAAAGAAGCTGGCTGGAATGTGGAGGAAGTTCGCAAGGCTCTGGCTGCGCTTCACAAGGGAAACCGCCCCGCCGACCAAGGCTGGGAAGAGCTCGAAAAAGAATTTAAGAATAACGATCTGTTTTATTCCTACGCTCGCGCCGGCGAGATTCGCGTGAACCACTATTACGTACGTGAATACGACGGCACGGTCAGTCACTACATTGGGTTGCGCGACGGATCAAACACCGACTTTTTGTACAAGAAGGAGAGCCGATTCAAGAAAGCTTCTGAAGCTTTCAACCTATTTACTTTTGGTGTTGGGAACGGCACCTACCACTCAATCCGTGGCTTGGGTTACAAAATCTTTCCCCACATCCAGGTAAGCAATCGTCTTCGTTGTGCGATGGTCGACGGCTCGATGATGTCGACCAGTTTGGTTCTTCAACCCAAGACTGCTGAAGACGTGAGTCGCTTGTCTCTTGCTTTTGCAGGACCTATTTCATTCCTTCCTCCGAATCTTGAGGTAGTTCCGACCGCATTCCCGAATTTCAACAACAGCGTGATGCCGGTTGTTCAGGAACTTTCCATGACCCGCCAAGCTAATACGGGTAGCTACCGAACACACCAACAAGTGCAAGGCAGCAAAGAGAGAACTGCAACCGAAGTTCAAGCTCAATTGGCAAACGAGTCTGTTTTGACCACGGCCAGCATCAATTTGTTTTATGTGACCTGGGGCAAGCTCCTTAAAGAAAGTTTCAAGCGTTTGCAGAAAGATACTTGGCAGCCAGGTGATGCCGGTTATGAAGGTTATCAGAAGTTCCGCTCCAGACTCGAACAACGTGGCGTGCCTTGGAAAGCGGTTATTGATGTTTACGATGTCACGCCCGTCCGCGCTGTTGGTTATGGGTCTAGCGGAGCTCGTATCTTGGCCTTCAACGAATTTATCCAACTCCTTCCTCGGTTTGACGAAGTGGGTCAACAGAATCTTATTCGTGACCGTGTTGCCGCCCGGGTTGGTTACGACCAGGTCGATCGGTATCTCCCGGCCGGGAAACTCAAAGAACGCCTACCTACGGACGCCAAGATTGCCGAGCTCGAAAACGCTCAGTTCCAAGACGGACGTCCTATTTCTGTTATGCCTACCGAAAACCACTCGGTTCATATTCGTGTTCACTTGGCCGATGCTCGCGGAATGCTCGACGCCACTTCACAGGGTATCGCCAAGCCAGATATGGCTTTGGCTTATCTGACTCTTAACTACCAGCACTCCATGATGCACCTTCAGCAGATTGCTGGCGATCCCACGCGGAAAGTTGAGGTTGGGCAATACAATGAAATGCTCAACCTTATGCGTGAAGCTATCGTGGCTTTGGAAAACAACATGAGAGCGCAACAAGAGAACATGCGAAAGCATCAAGAGGCTATGGCTAAGAATGGCGGTGGGCAGGGCGGAGTTGACCCTAATATGGCGGCCAGACTGCAAGATCATCAGCTTGCCATGCAGATGAAAGTTGAAGAAGCCAAAGTTGATCAGCAGATCAAGTTGGCAGATCACCAGCAGAAGATGGCGCTTCGCGATGCTGAAATCGCAAGCAAGATCAGAAACTCCTAATATTTTGTGCTTGCCATAATGGCACAAGTCTGTCAATAAGATATATATGATGACTATCGACGAATGGCGTAAAAGGGAAGACCTTCAGCTTGAACTAAGAGAACTTTTAAAGCAACCGGCTTTAGAGCGCGCATTTGAAGTACTTGTGGATTTTGCTCTACCGAAAGCCATGCCCGTTCCGCAAGGCGCGGACATTGCTTTGTGGGGTGCTCTTCAAAACGCACGTCGAGAAGGATTTTATGACTGTCTCAGAAACTTTGGGGCTCTGACCAATTTGGCGGAGCAGCCGGCAGTGTTGCCGGAACCCTGGACTGAAAACAAAGGAAAAAATAACGAATGAGCACACCCGCTCCTGAGCTTGGATTATTGGATGCATTAAACGTCGCGTTGGATACTCCCGCGGCTCCTCAAGCAGAGGCTCCAAAAACTCCCGAACCTAAAACTGTTGCAACTCCTGAAGTTGCTAAAGCTGAGCCCGCAAAAACAGAGTCGAAGGCAGAGGCAACGCCCGCCAAGGTTTTAGAGAACAAGCTCGATATTCCGGATGACGTGCTCGAGGCGATTGGGAAAGAGCCCGAGGACGCAAAGGAAGAAGCAACTCCTGAATTACCAAAAGAGGCTACAAAGTCTGCTCAAACAGCCTTTGCAAAGGTTACGACCGAACTCCGTGACACCAAAGCCAAGCTGGCCGCACTTGAATCTAAAATTAACAAGGAGACGACCAAGGTTGAGGATTCCGGGGAGGAGACTTCTCCTGAACTTGATATTCTTCGCAAAGAACTTGAGACACTCAAAGCCGAACGAGACGAGTACGAGAGCGAGCTTTCTGTAGCCCGCGTACAAGCCACCAAGCAGTACAAGGTTGCGATTGATGCGCCCATTCGTGAAGCCACCAATACCATTCAAGAGATGGCCAAGCTGTACGAAATGGATGCGGATGCCGTGGTTCGAGCTGCCGCAATTAACGATCCAGCTCAGCGCAGGGCAGCAGTCAAAGAAATGCTTACCAATCTTGACCCGATTGACGCCGTTGATGTCCGTCGTCGTGTGGATGAACTCAACGCGCTTTACAACAAACGCGATGTCATCCTCACCAATGCCGAGAAGGCTATGCAAGAGATTAATAAGCGCGAGCTTGCTCAACAAGCCGAACAGACCCGCCAGCAGGAGCTTGCTCAAAAGAAAGCTCAAGAAGAAACAACAACAGCTTATAATGAGATTTGGAATCGCTTTACTCAGGAAGTGCCGATCCTCAAAAAGACCGGCAATGCCGAGTGGGACGCTCGAGTCGATGGACTTCGTGAACAAGCCATGCTTGTGGAGCAGTCTGATTTGGATACCGAAACCCGGGCAGCCTTGACCTACCAAGCGGTAGCAATGCCTCTTATGGTTCAGTTGTTCCAGGGTTACGTGAAAAAAAGTCAGGGCGAGATTGCCGGACTTAAAAAAGCTTTAGGTGAGTATCGTGCTGCCACTCCTGGAGCTGGTAGTGGCGACGCCAAGACTGGTTCTCCTGAACTTGCTTCCGACGTAAGCTTTTTGGACGCACTTGAAAAAGGGCTGAGGTAAGTAACTCATGCCCGCTTTCTACCCAGAAGGCGATGACCCCAAAATAGGGGACGCTCCAAATAGGTCTCTTCAGAAGATTAATAGTCTTTTGAAGAGCATTGATACCAAGACCGGCTCCACCACTATAACGGGTCCCGTTACAGTCAGTAACGAAGTTGAGGTCACAAACAGCACAGGAAATCCGATTCCGGTCAGCGGAATCGTTGGGCTAGACGCCACAAGCTTAGCAGCCCTAGAGAACATCAGCGTTACTTTTCCAGCTACCCAGAATGTAAACGTCACCAACGCCGGGTTGACAATCAACGATATGACCAGCGGAAACGCCAAAACAAAGATCGTTGATTCAGTTGGAGCGGACGTAACTTATATTACCACCGGTACTGCTGGAACTCCGTCTACAAACGTTGTTAGCGTCCAGGGTATTAATGGAGGAGTTTCTCTGCCAATCTCTGGTACGGTGACGGCGAATTTAACTTCAGATGCATTTACTAATACTCAAGGAGGTATCGCCTCTGATGACGGAGGGACAGAACCACCTTATGGAGTCCAGTTGGGATATTACGATAACGATTACAAAATAGTAAATCCAAACAATCCCCTCCCCATCTCTGGCACGGTGACGGACGCCAACATTGGGGGAACCAGCGATTCCGCCGCTACAACAGATACCGGAACATTCTCAGTAATTGCGTTTATCAAACGTGGGATGCAAAACTGGACAAGCCTCCTCGCAAAGATTCCAGCTCTTGTTTCCGGTAGGATTCCAGTCGATGGATCTGGTGTAACTCAACCAATTTCTGCTTCCTCACTCCCACTTCCAGCCGGCGCTTCGACCGCAGCCAAACAACCAGCTCTTGGAACTGCTGGGACACCCTCATCTGATGTAATCACTGTTCAAGGAGCTTCAGCGGGAACGGCTTTAAACACAAAAGAAACTCAACCAATTGGTGATTATGTCGTCAATGTTGGCGCAGCTAGCGCTATTTCGTTGTCAGGCTCTGCGGTGACTACAGCTAGTTTTGACGCAGGAACAACTGCCGATTACGTTGTGGTTACTATTGAAGGAGCCGGCATAAACGGTGGTTTGTATATTGACGGATCTCCTGACAACACGGGCTGGACTTCTGGGCAGTATACATGGGTTTATTATGATATTCCCGCATCTAGTTCAACCGATGCCTATAGTTATCGTACTGTTTACGGTCAATTATTTGGAGGCACGCGAAGTAACTATTATGGTCGATTTATCGTATCTTGTACTCAACCAAACCCTTATGTTAATCAAAACAATACTTTTAGATATTTTAGAATTACTACCCCAGCAGCATACGGTTCTTGGAAATATAAGTTTGTTTCTTATAAAACCACGACGTATTCGCTTGGGGGAGCTAATCCCGGTGGGATAACTCGAGTAAACGGACGAGTCGATATTGGGTACGTCTCTAATTTACCAACGGTTAGTGCGATTGTTTCTCAGGGAACAGCAACAAATCTTAAAACTCAGGCTGAAACTTACCAAGGCGGTACTGCCGTTGGATCTGCTAATCCGCTTCAAGTAACTCTTGCGAATACGGGAGCGAATGCAACAGCTGTTAAAGTTGATGGTTCTTCGGTCACTCAACCAGTAAGCGGGACGGTAACGATTAATAATTCTCAAGGTGCAACTGTAACTCAGAGCACTTTTACTAGTACAACTGCGTCCACTTCTTTGGTTGCAGCGAGTGCAAATAGAAAAACTCTAACTGTGTTCAACGAAGGAGCCGGCACGCTTTACGTTTCAGTTGGGGCAACGTGCACAACTACCGCGTACCAGGTTAGGCTGTCCGCTGGCGACTACTGGGAATGTCCTTCAAATCAAACTTCTTTGGCTCACACGGCAGTGTTTGCTACAGCTGGAAATGCCAGAGTCACCGAAGTGGTTTAATACCTATGCTTCAAAAAGCACCAGTTCGTCCGCCTTTTCCAATTTCCGAGTACAACGCAAGTAATAAGCGAACTTGGGCTCCAGATGGTTGTTGGGATTACTATGGAGGAGGGGGTTCCATAGCCTATTCTTCAATTCTTGGGACAATGACTCTGTTTCCATTTTACATAAAATACGACGTTCCATCCAATTCTTTAGAAATGAAGGGCTTCTACGCTGCTAATGGTTATGGGCAAAGCGGCAATTCAATTACTGCAGTGTGGGGAATGTATCGCGTCGGCTCGAGCCTTTACGACTCGACGCTAGTGGACTCAGTAACAATTGTCGATAACACATCGACTTATATGAACCCATCTAAAACTCAGACAATGTCTTCTGCATACTCAAAAGGTTGGTACATTGCCTCGATTGTTTTTATCGCAACTACTGGAGCCGGAACTGTCGGAAGCAATTTTGCAAAGAACGAGCCAGTCTTTGGTTCACTTAACAATTCCGCAATTGCTGGCGCAAGTATGGGTCATGTTGGGGTTATTGGGCAAACTTCCGGACTACCCTCAAATCTTAACTCCGTAACACTTGCAAATATATATTATCACTCTCCAGTGGCTCTAAGATATTGACATGCCCACCATCCTCCCATTACAGATCCGTAAAGCTCCTACGATTTACGAGGTTGCTACATTTCATGGAGACACTACTCCATTTAGAACTGGTAACATATCTCATCTTAGGCAAGCTCCTTCTGAACTGCGAACTGGTACATTCTACACTGGTGTTGGTTCTGGTCCGTTTATTGAAAATTGCGGAGCTACTGGTTTTGAATTTGTAAAGCCTTCGGGCAGTACACCAACATATCGGTATTACCCAAGCATCAATAAGTATAGTTGGAAAGAAAATTTTCTATATGGTTCTCCGACATATGCTGACTCTAGCAACCCTAGGTATTCGTTCTGGCAGTCTGTATCCCCAAACTTATACTCTTTTCTTAACTCCTACCATTCTGGAGGTCTACCAATCAATAAGCTCATTAAAGTATGGGTTTCTTGGGACAAATTTGTATTGAGCCGAGTCCCAGGATCCCCAAATACTGGTAGACGTAGGGTAATCTCTTACGGAAATAGCATTGGTGTTTGTTGTAGATATGCTATTTTTGAGTAGTTCTTTTTCAGATTAGGCCCATACTGCTTTAATTCGGTGGAACTCTTGGGAGATCCCCAAGACAATACCGAGCCAAGACATGCACGCTTGCATGTAAGGTGTAGAGACTACTGGAGGCTTAGGAAGCCTTAATAACCAGCACGAACAAGCGGGGCGTCTAACGACGCCAAGATATAGTCCAATCCACCCGGTGACGGGTTGGTATAAATGCGTTCTTGTTAGGGAGCGGGTCAACGCATAAATTAGGTATTGACAAACAAAAGACAGTAACGCATACTCTCATCTGCCTTAGAGATCCTATAAAAACGGAAGCGGGTTTTGAGGGCACGACCTATAAAAATGGAAGTGGTCACGCGGGCAATAAAAGTCTCGGGATGCCGCCGGGAGATCCAACTTTGAAAACTACGGGAAACCGTGTTGGTTTCTCCTCTTGTTTTTAAAACTCTTATTTCTCTGAAAGGAGAATACCTAATATGTCTACTGTGTATGATAATATTCAGCAGCTCCTGGTTAAGGAAGCTGGACGAATTGGGCCCGAGATCTACCGCAAAACGGTCGATAACAACGTTTGGCTCAAACTAATTAAACAAGATACCTTCCCCGAAGAGATGGGCGATCGGGTCAGCGTGCTGACCTACGAGCGTTCTATCCCCCAGGCGGCCCGTAACGGACGGCAGAATGATTTCGATCTTCAGTCGGTCTGGCAGGGCTCCTCGGCGATCCTCGGGTCCAACCCCACCGATCAGACCTACACCAGCTTCAATGCGTATACGCAAAGCCCGGCCGGCTCGGCCACTGCTTCGACGGACGCCAACAACAACATTAGCCTGCCCAAGTTCGCTAACGTTGAGTTTGCTCAAACCCTCCGCACCTACGACCTCCGTCGTGTTGCGCTCGAGTCTCCGAACATTTCGCTCGAAGATTTGCGCTACCCCGTGCGCCGGAAAGAGCAGCTGACCCAGATCATGAACATCCTGACCGAGCAAACCGCTTTGGTCTGGACGACTCGCTACCAGGACGAATACGTCCGGTTGGCTCAGAACAAGGTGACCCCGACGACCGTTTCTACGAGTTCCACTTTGGATTTCGCGACGGTTTCCGGTGACGCATCCTCCTTCAGCCCCGTGGTTGACGCGACCAGCAAACTGACCCAGGGAATCCTGCGTCGGATCTATATGCGGTTGCTGCGTGACGGCGCCGGTGTGGCCGCTCAAGGCAAGGAAAACGGTGCGCCTGTGTTCAACTTGATCACCAGCGCTGAGACCAGCGACGACATCATCAAGCTCAACAACGACATTCGTAGTGACTTCCGTTACTCCACCAAGCCGAATGAGCTGCTTGCTCCTCTCGGCGTGGAACGGTCCTACGGTGGCTTCTACCACATCATTGATCCGTATCCTCCTCGCTATAACCGTATCGCCTTGACTGCCAGCGCTGTGGCCTCGGCTACCTACACGGTTGCCTCCGGACACGGTGTTGAAGCCGGTGACGTGGTTGTTGTTACTGCCAACGACGGTACGACGGTTAGGTCGGCTGCCAGCACGGTTTCTTCCGTGACTGCGACGACCATCGTTTTGACCGCCGCCGTGGCTAGCGCAGCGAGCAATGATAAGATCTTTGCTTGGAAGCGCGTGTTCCCGTTTGTTCGCACCTCGGCCACCAAGGGCAACAAATATGACATCAACACGAACTACCTGTCGGCTGCTTACGAAGACTCCATCATCTTGATCAACGAAGTGTATCACTCCGTTGTTCCGAAGCCTCTCGGCTCGATGGGACAGATGGGCTTTGACGCTCAGGGTTATCGTGGTGACTTCAAGTGGAAGAACATCCCCGATCGGGATTCCAACCCCGACGGCTCGGTGGGCTTCTTCCGCGCGACGTTCGCAAACGGTTCCAAGCCGGTTCGTCCGGAATGGGGCTATGTGATCCGTCACAAACGCGGCGAGGCTGTCCTCGACTTCGTAGCCTAATTGATTCGAACGATTGCCCCAGGGGTTCAATCCCCCTGGGGCAGTCACTTTTTATAAAATGGAATCTATCCTCCTGGTTCTCCCTTCTGGCAAGGGCAAGGTTGAGGCTAAAGCAAAGGCTGAAGACTCTAAGACTGCCAAAGCTGCTGGTGAACCTAAGAGCACAGATAAGGTTTCCGGAATACGTATTCCACTTCCTGTTGGGTTTTCAGCACCTACTCCAGTCAAACCTAGAGCTGAGTTTGATTTTGTAGCTTCAGGTATCATCGATGGGGAAGAGCTCGTTGTAACCAAATTGGAAGGTCTTCCAGTTCCTAATCCAGGAGTTGAGAGCGAAGAGGACAAGGAAAGAGAACGCATGGCGTTCGTAGATTCCGTTGAGAAAGGTTTTGAACTATGAAAGTAGAATTTCCGATTCCGCAAGGTTTTACACTCCCCGATGGAGTTAAAGAAGGTGAGACGTTTGAGTTCATGGCAGAGGGCTACATCAAAGGCGATATGTTTTGCCTTTCCTCAGTCGAGGGTAATCCCGTCGGCGAGAAAAAAGAAGAAGCTGCTCCCAAGGACGAAATGGCCTCGAATGAAACCCCGCAAGCCCAAGAAGGCGACTTCGTCGACTCAATCGAGACCGGGATGTCCTGAGCATTTAATCAAAGACCTCGGCCTGGCTATCGTTGAGCAGGCCGTTTGGGATTTGAAATACGCTCAGAAATACGGCACCCGATCTGCGTACCCAGAGGATTTGATGACCAAGCAGCACTTTGCCTGGTTCTTCAACAAAAAGAATGAGCTCTGGCATTTGCTCGGGCTAAACGGGGACGCAATTTGCGACCGGCTACGGCCAGTTATTGCGAATCTCAAATGAACGAAGACCAATCCGAGATCAGGGAGCGTTTGGCTCGTATCGAGACTAAAGTCGACTCCACGATCGATTTACTTACCGGCCACGACAATCGTATTCATAAGGTTGAAGGACACATCAATAGGGGATACGGGATTGTCGCTACACTTACCTTGGGGTTTACAATGTTTGGGCAATGGTTTTGGGAAAAGCTCAACGGCCGTTAATTATTGACAAAATTAAGGAAGTAATTGATACTCGTACATATGCCGACCCTACTAGTGGTTGCGTTGCTTTTTACGGGTTGTTCTACCGTATCTCCCAAGCGTTTGCCCAACTTTGCGACTGCCGAAGCTAGGCTGGATGCGGCCTCAGCTGTAGCCAACCCGGAAGCTAAAGTTCATATTGAAGAGGCTAAAAAGCAATTAGAATCAGCAAAGCAGGCTTGTTTTGTAAATACCGAAGCTCTTGAGGCAGCAGTCAAAGAACGTAACGAGGCTGTTAAAGACGCTGAGATCTGGAAAGCCAAACAGCGTAAAGCCCTAGGTGAGTTATGGATGTGGAGGGGGGCTTTGATTGCCGCAATTCTTTTTGCCGCACGTGGACCCATCTTTTGGGTAGTTCGTAAGTTCATTGGAATTCCCTGGTGAAACGCTGGCTATTCTCAAACATACAGGGGCTTTTGGCTATTGCTGTAGCCACTATCATCTTTTTCTTTTTAGGGCCAATTCTCCAAGGCTTTGACACTACGGCTGGAACCGTAGATCTCGGCTCTCTGCACGTCCTGGCATTTGGTGCTGTTCGATTTCTATTTTGCACGTTCATGGCTTGGACGGTGCTTCAGTTGGATTGGAAGATACTTGATCAATACGTCGACCGAGGTGCGCTCAGCGATGACTGGAAGGAATCGGGACCTAGGACAAGGCTGTTTGTTTTTGCAGTCATGTTTTCCGTCCTGTTACTGGCAGCCATCCTGTCATGCCGGTAAGATATGTTTTTGCGATTACTCTTGTTCTTGCCTACCCCAATATTTCTTTGGGTGATGCGGATGCGAGGAGTCGGGTTGTCGAAACGGCCAGAAAAGCCATTGGGATCACAGAAGCTACGGGACAGAACGACGGGCCCGTGGTGGACGAGATCCTAGACTCGGTAGGTTTAAAAGGTACTCGAGCGCCTTGGTGCGCGGCTTTTGTTGTTTGGGTAGGGGACAAGACTTTTACCCGCCCCCTCAACCCATACCCCCGGACGGCTTGGTCGCCCACAATGTTGTACCATCCTATTTGGGATAGATCCAGAAAGGGCATACCGCTTAAGCCAGCCGACGTCTTTGGGATATGGTTTAACAGTATGGGTCGGGTAGCGCATACCGGGCTTGTAGAGAAAAATGACGGGGAATGGCTTTTAACGATTGAAGGGAACACAAACGGTGGCGGTTCCCGCGACGGAGATGGGGTTTATAGGCGTCGCAGGCTTGCGATCAATGTCCTGGGGAGGTCTTGGCTATGAGCCTTCGTATAGGGGCTATTGGCGTTCAAAGAGTGGCCGCAAAGCTCTTGGAGCAGGGGTTTCTTGTTTGCACGCCCGTAATCGACGAGGGGTACGATTTGATAACCGACTGGAGAGGCAAGCTCAGAAGAGTCCAGGTTAAAACCACTTCTGGGGCTTCTGATACCAAGGTGCGAAATAAGCTTAAGTTTCTGGCTGTAAAAGGTCCTGGCTACGGGTACGGAGCCCTTCTTAAAACATGCAAGAAAAAGGTGATCTACAACAAAACTGACTGCGACATTTTCATTTTTTATCATATTCCTTTGGACGCTGTCTTTGTCATGCCCCGAAACAAGCTGCCCAAGACAAAGTCTATTTATTTAGCTACCAACTCAGCCTGGCGAGATAACTGGGATGTATTGAGGTCCAAAGGTTGAAACGTCTTTCATTTCTGAGAAAATAACAATATGGCCATAAAAGATGTAGGACGTCAGGTAGCAGGGTTTAACGGGCTGGAAAGTGGCATGGATTCCTCAAAGGAACCAAACATGATCAGCCAAAAAAGTTATGCCCTCGGCGTGAACGTCACAGCCCGGGGCGGCACCGTAAAAACCAGACCCGGTTTTGTTCAACTCGATCTGCAATCCGATCCCGAAGACCCGGACGCGCTTGAGTCTTTCCAGGGTGGTTATTTTCAAGGAGCTACGCTTTTTACTCAACCCGCCAATCGGGACGAGGCTTCTGACTTGGCTGACGCAGGAAAGGGGAAGACCTACATTATTGCGGCCGCAAGTGGTTGGCTTTACCGGATTGACCCGCAAACAAAGAAGATTATCCGAATCAACGGCACTTCCGGTACCACAACTTCACCTAAAACAATTGTCAGCATCACTTGCACCGGCACAACAGCTACGCTTACGACAAGCGTTCCGCATCAATTAAACCCCGGGGATAAAGTCACAGTTGCCAGCACACTTCAGGCGCATCTGAACGTCACAGACGCCACAATCCTTTCAACACCGACCTTAACCTCTTTTACCTACACGGCTAATTCTTCCTCCTCAGTCGGTTCGTCTGTTGGCTCTTACACCATCTATAATCCTTCTGTTGGTTACGTTAACTTACCAAAGTTCATGGACACCACGTACTATACGTTGCGTGTTGCTGGAGCTGGAAAAGCTACCGCAGGCGCCGGGCTTACCAATAGTTCCAAGGTCATCATTGAAGATCCTTTGCCGGCTGGAGTTCTGCTTGGAAAAACTGGAACTGACTTTGCGGCTTCCGCAACAACTGTATCCGGCGGGCTTAATTACGTCACTGTATCCGACGGCGGAACCGGTTTCAGCAAAAACGCAAAAGCTTATGTTGTTGGCTCAACTAACGCTTCGTTGGCTTTAAGATTTTCAAGAGATTCTTCCGCTTCTGAAAGACCTTGGCCAGATCAGAACCATCAAACCAATCGTCATTATTTCTGCCAGGCTGAAAAGTATTTGATTATTCAAGACGGTATTAACGCTCCATTTATATTTGACGGAGAAAACATTCGACGAGCTTATGTAACCTCCAATCCCGCTCTTTCAACGGGTGTCGGAAGTGGAACAGTTGTATCTGTTATCGTTACAAATCGAGGTTCTGGGTACACCTCAGCTCCTACTGTAACTATTTCAGCTCCTGGCGGAAGCGGCACAACGGCAACCGCTACTGCTGCGGTTAGCGCTACAAGCGGCCAAGTTGAACGAATCACGGTTTCCAATGTTGGGTCAGGTTACACCTCAGTACCTACAATTACGTTCTCGGGTGGCGGCGGGTCTGGCGCTAAAGCTTACGCAATTTTGGAAAATCCTTCAGAGATTCCGACAGGGTCAATTATGTCGTACGGGCAAGGGAGACTTTTTGTAGCCAACGCAAACCGTTTTGAGATTCAGGCCCTCGATCTTGTTGGGTCTCATGTAAACGTAAAAGCCGGAACAACGAGCTCCGGAGCTATCAATTACCCGTTGTCTGATCCTAGAGCGTCTGTTCTTTTCAATACTGAAAACACATATCTTAATGAGGGTGGAAGCCTTCTCATGCCTTCGTTTATGGGAAGAATCACGGGAATGCAGTTTGTCCCCACTCAGAACACTGTAGCAGGACAAGGACAGTTGTTTGTATTTTGCGAATTCGGGGCCGCCACTTTTGCTGTGACTACGCCAAGATCCCAGTGGGGTACTACGGCGGGCTTCCAGACTGTTCTTTACACAAACATTGGAGCCGTAGGGCCCGATGCTTTTGCTCAGGTTAACGGGGATTTATTTTTCCGGTCCAATGACGGACTTCGTACATACAAGAACGCCACCGCTGAAATGGAGACATACGGAAACACGGCGATGAGCGCCGAAATGAATTACATTCTCAATCAGGAACCGATTCATCTTTTACAGGACGTCAGCTTAGCTTACACAGACCGCGGTCGTGTGTTGATGACCGCTTTGCCTCAAGAGTATCAACCCGAAACCCTCAATAGTAAGGCCAAAAAAATCTACAAAGCCCTGATTAGTTTGGATTTTAATTCGATGACAGGGAGTCTTGGCAAAACGGCTGCGGCTTATGACGGAGTGTGGACAGGCATAGATATGCTTCAAGTCATTGCGGGTGATTTTGGACGCAGAAACAAAGCATTCATTCTTGGCATCAGCTGTAATTTAAACAGCGTCTGGGAGATCGATTCGACCGCTCACGAGGATCGCCCGATTGCCGGGAGTGAGTTGGTTTTTACAAACAGTCTTTTGTCCGGCACTTATCAGACCACAAGTCTCGCAGGAACTCGTAAAGCCAAGTTTGACCTTAGCAGAATAGCTGCGCTTGGGCCGCAGAGTGTAAAACTTATTCTTAGCACTGAAAACGAGTCTTCTGCCACAACATGGACTTCTTTTGGCATGGGCACTCAGGGTGTATCAATCTCATATGCTGTGAGTAATTACGATGTTTCAGAAGAAACATTTACTTCCGACGCAAGAATCTCTCCTCTCTTAAAAAATCTTTCCGTCAACCTGTCTACTCAGGCTTCTGGAAAAACTACTGCTGAAGTTGACCTTGGACCAATCAACACTACTGGTTTTATATACGTTTCTGCGGTTGCGTCTGGCGCTTTGCCGGCAGAAAACTCTTCTACGTTTGCTCTTGCCGTTACAGGCACATCTTCCGGATCAGTACCTATCCGGGCTGAGCTGGAAACATCGGCCTATTCATTCCGTTCAATGTTTGAACTCAAAAAACTTATACGATCAGACTTTTGGTTTTCAAATCTTAGAGACCAAACGGATGTAGAGGTTTATTACAAACCAGACCAGTACCCCAGCTGGATATTTTGGGATAACTTCTACATGTTGCCTGAAACTTCAGTTTCTGTTCGGGCTTTAAGCGGAGAAGCAATTACAAAGACAGGACTGAACTCGTATTTGACGCCGAGTAACCTGGCTAGTTTATCAGCTGTTTTGTACAAAACAGACCTCACAAAGTACTCGACTCGTCTTACTCGCGGTTTGGGGCTTCGACTTGATTTTACAACCGGCACGACCCCTCCCGGTACCGGATCTGCACCTTACTACATCGGCGTGTCTTATCTTGTCTCCACCCTAACCCCAACAGAGGTATCGGCTCTTGTGAGTGGTACGGCTGATTATACAGCTTTTTATGGTTCATTTAGGACAGTAAACGTAAATCTTCCTACGGATAGAACCGCTTCAAGATTTATTAATCTTTACCGGCCGACAGGTAACTACCTTTATATCAAGCTTTCCTACCCAAGCATTTTGCCAAATTCCTCCTACGACGTAACCGTAACACCGTATGGGTTTAACCAGACTGGTACTACGCCAGATGTAGTGGACACAACTGGTTTCTTCACAACACTCCCTAACCTCAAACCTCAATTTGCGCCTCAAATTCGATTGATGAATCCCCGGGAGCAAGCTGATCCTATCACCAATAGGATGTTCTCACATGGGTATGACTTTCAAGCACGCATTGTTTGGACGGGCAATGCGACCTTGCAGAAGATGTTTTTACATTGTCAGACCTTGGTTGAGCAGGTTGGAGGGAATATCTGATGAGCACCGAACTTAATAAGACACAGTGGCAACAGCTTGACGCTGTAGAAACTTCTTTATTTCTCCATTACTCAGAGGTTTGTAGCTCTGTAATTTCGGAAGAACTACTCACTGAGCCCGGTACTTTGACCTTGTCAGGCGGATCGACCCTTTTTGGCGAACCTATTACGGATCAAAGCGATACTTCATTATTGACATAAAGGAGCCAGTAGCCCAGAATAGGAGATTCCGCTATGCCTAAGATTACCGACCTTCAATCTTTTTCAGGGACTTTGAGCAGCACGGATGTGTTTCCGGTCGTAAATTCTTCTGTTACCAAGAAAATTGCTATTTCAGAACTTCGTGGGAATATTCTATCCAGCGGTTCAGTGTCCTCTCAGCAGCTTTCAAATTCGTCGGTGACGACTGATAAGATTGCCGCCCGCACCATTACCGGGGCCAAAATTGCTCTTGGTACAATTCTCCCTGAAAATCTTGAAACCCGTTCCGGGTTGACCGCTGGCTCTTATGGCTCAAATAGTGCTGTACCTACATTTACTGTAAACGATCAGGGTCTTATTACGGCCGCTGGGTCTACCAGCCTTCGCCAACAGGTGAGCGCAAATGTTTTTCAACCCTACAACACCCAAACGGTTGTTCTTTTTAAAACTACACATGCCATGACAATTAATACAGCCGTGACGACTACTTTCGGGTCTGGGTCGGCTACAATCACGCTTTCTCCTGCACTGGCTAATGGAACAGTAATTGCCGCGGGTACGAGCGTAACAGCTACTTTTTCAAATCTTTCAGGCACTGTCGCCAACGCAACCATATCCTTTGGGTACGTGAGCTAACGCCATGATGGTTAGCATCGTCGACAGCGCGACATTCAAGCTGAATATCGGTACCGCTGATACCAACTCCTACAACCTTAATTTACGCACATTGTTTGAAGCTCAGTATCCTTATGTGGGCACTGGAGCAACCGTAGAGTTTACTGTCCTTGGAAACATTGGAAGTACCTCCACAAGCACTTACTCTTTGCAAACAGGGTCTTGGCCCGCAGGGTCAAATATTAAGCTTATTGTGCCGGCCACCAGCGGAGGCACAACAAATAGCCCCGCAAATGGCGTTATTGCTGGAAAAGGCGGTGCAGCTAGCTCCAGCGGTTGTTGTGATCAAACTGGGCAAGCCGTCAACTCTGAGCCAGGCGGACCAGCCATTTTATTGAGTTACCCGCTTACCATTCAAAATAGCGGGGTAATTGGTTCGGGTGGATCAGGGGGGCATGCCATAACACAAAATCGTGACAATAATGCCTTGGGGGACGGTGGCGGTGGGGCTGGCATTGATCCTGGGTATAGCTTTCAGGGTCGGTACAATTACACACACGGAACCTGGCCTTCTTCTTACTTGGTTGGGGGAAATAGTGTTGGGGTGAATGGCGGCAATTTGGGCACAGGAACAGCTTATGTTGCGACTTCTAAAGCGGTCGTAACTCAGGGGAATACCCTGACAATTATAGGAAACGAACTTTTAGGAGGCACAAGTTAAATTATGGCTCTACTCGCATCTACACTTCCAGCCGGCACAAAGTACTCAACTCCCCAAGAGTTGCTGGCTTTGTTTGCAGAAAACCTTTCTGTACCCGTTTCCGACGCCAGCGTGTTTGTACTTAGCACAACGGCTCCAAATGATCAGTCCAAGATCTGGTTGGACTCTTCCACGGCCAATCCAACTCTAAAGATCTACAACGGAGGATGGATTTCAATCAGCGCGCAGAACACGTTTACCAGCGGGTTTACTGTCTCGGGTGGAAACATTCGATTGATCAACCCCGCCCTTTCGATTGACAATACGGGCACCTACGCGGGTCGAGTTGGAATTGGTACAGAAACCCCAACGACAAAGCTTGATGTTGTCGGGGCGATTAAGACAGACACTTCGCTTACAACTCCGGCTCTTATTCACCCCACTAGCGGAACTCTAGCAATCACGGGCGGTATTTCTACAACAGATGGGATTACCGTATCTAGCGGGAGCTTGAGCATTACGGCCGGAGCTATTACCGCATCCGGGAACATTACTTCCTCTGGCGGTACTGTTTCAGCCACTGCAATTAATGTTGGTACTGGGGCAATCACGGGCGGGTCGCTTTCTCTCACGGCGGCCTCTATCAACTCCGCAGGTTTGTTGACCGCCGCTAATATCACAACGACAGGAGCTTTAACTGCAGGGAGCGTGGTTCTGCCTTCCGCCACAACATCGACTACATCAGCTTCCGCAGGTGGCGGACCCGCTCTGCCAGCTACTGCTGTTGGATGGCTTCACGTAACAATCAACGGGACGGTTAGAAGGATTCCTTACTACCCGACTACCTGATGACATTTGGCGAAATCAAATCTGAAATCGCGCGCGTCGTCGACAACGGCGTTCCTTCAACGGACGCTCGGGTGGTTCAACGCGTCAACCAGGCTCAGCGCCGACTTCACGCAATCCGTGCGTGGGTGGGGGCGGTTGCCAAGTACAAGGTTGATGTTACCTCCGGTGTGTTTACTTTGCCCTCTCAGTTGGAGTCGATTGTTCGTGTGGCTAAAAACAATAATGCCAGCCTTGCAGCAGGCAACGTATTGCTTTGTGATAACGCTTACGTTTTTATTCATGATGACGGCGATTTGGTGCCCCTAAACTTTGAACCTATCGGTTCAACCGCTAACGTCATTCAATTCAGAATTGATTCTTCGGTTAGCCCTGTTCCCACAAGCGTAATTGTTACGGGCAAGAAAAAGATGGTCGAGGTGGCAAATGATTCGGACGAATTGATTATTTCTGACCTCGAAGCTTTGAAGCTGATGGTTCTTGCCCTCTGGCGCGAGGAAAACAATCAAGTAGATATGGCGACCAGTCTCCAAGCCAAAGCCGTAGAGCACATGGCATACAAGACCGATATGACAGTCGAGGAAGCTCGTCGGCTTGTTTACCAATCAAAACTTTCTACTCATGCCGTTGGCACAATGGGGTATGTTCGGGCCAAGCTTGGTTTGGATCTTGAGTTTGGCATCAAGCTTGAGGACGCAAAACTGTTTGACCTGGTCAACAAGGCTCAAGACCTCCTGATTACCAAAAAACGGTTGTTGTTGTCTTCGCTACGTTACGGAGTCAAGGATGGCCTGACCCTTCCGACTTACAGCTACATTGTCTCTGATACAGCTGCACTTCCTGTGTCCAACTACCAGATCGTTAAGTTAGCTGTCCTGGCTTTGACTGCGCTTTCACTATCATCAAAAAACGCGCAACTCAACTTGGACCAAGCCGCCAAGTTTGAAGCCGAGGCTATTAAGATGTTGGAAGAAGAGCTCAATGTGGAGCTGGAATCTAAACGGCACGGAACCTACACGACGGCTTTGTCGACAGCTATCCCCGGAACTCTTGGTTATATGAAAGCCAGATTTGCTCTTGAGGCCCCCAACGGTTTGCGTTTGTCCGACTCGGAGTTGACTCGCTACATCAACCAAAGCGAAGAGCAGTGCATGCGGATGGGTACTTTTGTAGGCACAATCAAGACCTATACACTTACAATTAACCAGACAGACGGTCTTGTTTACGTGCCCAACGACGTGGAGGCCATTCTTGGGGCCACTTTCAATGGGTCTCCAATCCCAGTCTACGACGAATTTTACGACTTCAAGGAAAACGGTCCCGGGTATCAACAGACGGATATTGATTCCAACAACCCTTCCAACCTGACCGCTTCGCCTTGCATGGTCGCCAGGGGCGAGACCAGGGTAAACAATGTTCAGTATCGTGCTTATTTTGTTCGCGGAAACTGGGCCAGCAGCTCGTACGTCCGTCTATTAGTCAAAAAACGTCCGGTCTACAAAACCAACGACAGCGACGTTATGAGTATTAAAAACTACCCCGCCATCTTTAATATGGCCCTGGCCGCTTTGACAATCACAAGCAACGCCGAGCAATCCGCCATTCACGAACAAAAAGCACTTATGCTTCTTCGCGATGAACTCAGGGAATCGAAAACCGGAGAGCACCATTCAATTCGGGTTCAGGCGCAGAACTTCTCGCTCGGGGGGATCATGCCGATCATATGAGCGAAGTAATCACCCCGGTAACAGTCATCGGAGATTCCGCCATTGGAGGTACTGCTACGGTTGATAGCGGGGATATCGCCGTAGTAGCCGGAAACCTTTCTTCGATTGATGTTGTCTCAAACAGTATCAGTAGCGTTTTAACAAACGCGACCAATATAGCTTCCATCAATACTGTGGCGGGAAGCAATACGCAGGTCGTAAACGTTTCGAACAACATGACCAAGGTTCAAACCGTTTATGACAAGCTCGGCGAGCTGAACCGGTACTACACAACATTTATAGGAACTAGCGCCACTGACCCAACTCTCCGCCTGGATGGGTCGGCAGTTCAAACCGGCGATTTATATTATTCGACCTCAATGCCTGGAATGAAAGTAAAGACGGCTTCTGGGTGGGAAGCGGCTGGGTCAGGTATATCAGGAGCTTTTAAGTTTTCAGCAGGAACAGCCTCTGCCCCATCCATTACAACTTTTGGGGACGAAGACACAGGCGTGTATTTTCCTGCAGCCAACACAACAGCTTTGACGACAAACGGGGTTGCCCGCCTTAGTGTCGGGCCTACTGGAACAGTCACAATTGGAGGAGATACCGCGTTAAACACTCTTTCGGTATCGGGGGCTAGCACTTTTACAACTGCTCCAATCGTTTCTTCGACTACAGCGCTTCAAGCCGTTTTTACGGGCTCCGACAAATCCCTGGTATCCAACGCTATTACTGGCACAGGCAACGTAGTTATGTCAGCTTCTCCGACCTTAACCGGCACGATAGCAGGGGCATCTCAGACATTATCTGGGACCTTGGCAGTCACCGGAGCGATTACGGCTACAGGCGGCGTAACTGGAAATGTGACTGGAAACGTTACGGGAAATGTTACCGGGAACGTGTCTGGTTCGGCAGGCTCTTGCACCGGCAACGCCGCAACCGCTACAAGTCTGGCTACCGGGCGGACAATCGGCATTACGGGCGATGTTTCTTACACTTCCGGGGTTTTTGACGGATCAGCAAATGTTACAGGAACAGCCACCCTGGCTTCCACCGGAGTAACGGCTGGCAGTTACGGAAGTACTTCATCCATTCCAACCATCACAGTAGACGCAAAAGGTCGGGTGACATCGGTTACATCCAACGCGATCACCATAGCCGCGGGGGCTGTCGGGGGTGGATCTGATAAAATTTTCTGGGAGAATGATCAAACCGTGACAACAGACTACACGATGACCAGCAATAAAAACGCAGTGTCGGCCGGCCCGATCGCCGTGAACACAGGAGTCACTGTAACAATCCCGACAGGCGGGGTTTGGACGGTGGTTTAATATGCCCATCTCAATCAACGGAACTGGAACAATCACAGGTATCTCCGCTGGTGGATTGCCTGATGCGTCCGTCACGGCTGACGATCTAGCCTCAAGCGCAGTCACCACGGCAAAGGTAAGCGATGGGGCGATCACCTATGGGAAACTCTCCACCAGCGGCACGGAAGCCGACAACGTGGCCAAGCGCACGGCGAAGGCTTGGGTGAATTTTAATGGAACTGGAACAGTTGCGATTCGGGATGATTTTAATGTTAGCTCGATTACGGATAATGGAACGGGTGATTATACAATTAACTTTTCGACCTCCATGAGCAATTCCGACTACGCCTTTGCAACTCATGGAGTTGACTCATATCTTGACGCATATATGAACCAATGGGGGGTTGGTCCAAATTTTTCGCAATCCACATCCTCAATAAGGCTTCAATGTACAAATGATTTTTCTGGAGCTGGTTATGTTGCCGATCCATCAACCGCCTGCGTAATAATTTTTGGCTCATAATATGAAACGAATTATCTACCAAACCACCGAAGGCGGCGTGGCCGTCATTGTTCCATCCCCCAACTGGAACGGAACCATCGAGGAGCTTGCCGTCAAGGACGTTCCCGCTGGCCGTCCGTACAAGATTGTGGATGCCTCCGAAGTTCCTTCCGACAGAACCTTCCGCAACGCTTGGGAGTACGCCGAATGAGCATTACCATCAACCCCGACAAGGCTAAGGCCATCTGGAAAAATAAATGGCGTGGGGTTCGCCAGCCCCTCCTTGCCTCGCTCGACATCGAATTTATGAAGGCAGTTGAGGCTGGCGATTCCGCAAAACAGGCTGAGATTGCCTCCAAGAAACAGGCTTTGCGGGATGTGACCCAAACCGAGATTGCTGGTAACTCGCCCGATGAGATCAAGGCCGTGTGGCCGCAAGTCCTTGGAGAAAAACCATGAGCCTAATCAAAGCCAACTCAGTCCAGATCGGTCAATCCTCCACAGCCACGCAGAACTTCACCCTCTCCGTCCCATCCTCACCCGATGGCACGATCAAGCTGGCGAGGGGGAATAGTGGTGCGACTACACAGGATATTCTTTCCGTTAGTTCAAGCGGCTTAGTTACGGTTAACAACCTCAATAATCAATCCTTTAGAAACCGCATCATCAACGGCGATATGCGGATCGACCAGAGGAATGCTGGGGCGAGTGTGACTCCTTCTAATGGTAGTTATACATTAGATAGGTGGAATTTTTCTCTTACACAGGCTTCAAAACTTACAGCACAACAAGTAACAATATCATCACCAGAAAGTGCTGGAAATAACAATAAATCATTAAAGATTACATCGTCATCAGCTTATTCGATTGTTTCATCGGACTATTTCTTATTAGGACAGTTTATTGAAGGACTTAATTCATCTGATCTTGGATGGGGAACGTCTGGAGCAAGATCAGTAACATTGTCATTTTGGGTCAAGTCAAGCCTTACTGGAACATTTGGAGGAGTATTTGCAAACTCAGCAACCGCAAGGGCATACCCATTTACATATACAATTTCATCGGCAAACACATGGGAACAAAAAACCATAACTGCCTCTGGTGATACTAGCGGAACATGGCTTACCGACAGCGGAATTGGCATAAGGGTTTATTTTGGGCTTGGAGTTGGATCTGATTTCAATGGAACTGCTGGTGCTTGGGGCGGAGGTAAACTTGGTGCAACAGGCGCAACAAGCGTTGTTGGGACAAATGGTGCAACATGGGAAATCACAGGAGTTCAACTCGAAGCAGGCTCAACCGCAACCGAATTTGAGCGCAGGCCGTATGGGACGGAGTTGGCGTTGTGTCAGAGGTATTATTGGAAAATATTCAGTACAGCAGCCACAAAATTCTTTTTCCAAGGTTATATGTATTTTACAACGCAGCTTGAAGGTCTTATAAAATTCCCAGCTCCAATGAGGAGTGTACCAACTGTTTCTGCAAGCCCTGCTTCCCAATTCCAATTAAGACTTACAACTAATAATCTAACTAATATATATGGTTACGCAGCGGCAAATGAGCCAGCACCAATTACTCAAATGTTGCTTTACACTTCAAACTCTGCAGTGGCTTCACTTGGTTATTCTCAATCAGTAATTAGTAATAGCTCAACCACAACATATATTGACTTTAGTTCGGAGTTATAAATGAA